CCACTAGGAGCAATAGAAGCTACAGTAAATCTATTACCATATCCTTCTGCGTAAACATCACCAAGTGAATAACCAGCACCTGGAGTAAACGATGCAATTGCACCACCAGACATAGTTACTGTTCCACCTGTACCTGTAGCATTATCAACTAAGTTATATGTTCCATTTGGTATTGTAGATATATCATCGAAACCCACCAATGATGTTATAAGTCCTGGTTTTCCTGTAATTCTCATTTTGTTTCCTTAATACTCAGTAATTGTTGTTGTGTAAGTATACAAATCATTTGCATTTGCTGTTGGTGGATTCGGTTCGATTGCAATCTCTGCCATCTTCTGTGATGTAGTACCACTTAAATTATATCCAACAAATGTATAACTTGCATTATTATTAATACTATAAATTGGTTGTGATGAAATAAAGTTACCATTGATGTTTGTCAAGTGTAATATATTATTCTTCCAAAGAACAACTTTACCTGTCGCAACTGCATTACTGTATGAAAATCCTTGATATACTGTTTCACCAACTTGATACTCACCAATACCTGGTGTATCCATGTCGAATGCAACAATATCTTCTGGTCCAATATCATTCAAAATATTTGTAATAGAAGTCTTAATGATACCAGCAGAAGATGTTTTGCCAAATATAAAACCTTTGGCTGTGAAGTTAAGAGTCCAGATAATCATCCTGGTTTCTTGGTTTCTATCACCTTCATAAATGATTTCGTGTTGTGTATTATTTAGAATTATTGGTACCTCTTTCATGATACCCATTTCAGGAATCAAATTAAGTTTGATTGTATAATCTGGTGTAAAGTATGGAATAATATGTTCTAGTACCTGTGTGGCATCTTCAATATTTCTTACATACAGATATAGAGAGAAATCAAAATTGTAAGGTACAGGATTGTATTGAGCCACAACACCTTTTGAAGTCTGTGCAAAATTCTTAGTGTTTGTATTTTGTTTTCGGCTTGAATCATAAGATAGACCTGTCATTTCAAAAGATAATCTTGGTAATGCCACTTGAACTTTTTTATCTAAGTCCAAGTCATCTTCAAGACGCATCACGTATCGTTCTTTGGTTGCATAGGCAATTGGTATTAGAAAACGTTCTGCTTCTGATGCATCAGGATTATATCTGACCAAAGTGATATCATTAAACAGGTTGCCAAAACCAACAACCATTTTACGAATGACACGGTTATATTGTGGTGTTGACATTAGATTTTTCCAAACGGATTAATTTCGGTGAAATCAGTAATATTATTTCCCTGATTTTCAATATACAAGTTATCATAGGTTTCATTTCTTGTAGAATCTTTTAATGGATCAAATGAAACTAATGTATGTCTTGCGTTGCTTGCGGCACCAATGATTGTATGATTATTAACAAACTCACCAGCAATATTGGTGACACTCAATATTCTGGCTACATTATCCCAATGTTGTACAATAGCAACTGCTGTAGCATTTGCTTCTGTCTGGTCTGGTGCTTGATACACGATTTCTTTTTGTGTGTAATTATTTACACCAGTTGAAAGATTTAATTCAACAGTATAACCAGATTGAGTAACGGCATCATCAATATTTTCAACACCAGTTTCAATATATTCTTGTGAGTACTTGAATTTCTCAAGTTCCAATTCATAAAAGAATGGAATCTTACGGCCTAGTGTAAAGAAATCTTTAGTGTGATTCACAAATTTGATTTCAAATAATTCACCAGTACCATTTAGAACTGGCACATAGACCAAGTCACCTTCACGTGGTCTAGTAAAAGTATTTTGTGGAACTCTTTGTGAGAAAGACCTTTTTGAAAGAATGACCGTGGCATTATTTTTAATTTCAAGACCAAACTTAGAAAAGAATTCTCTTTCACCTGAATATTCTAATGAACTAGACAAGTAGAATTCAACTGGAAATGCTGCATTGAACTTTTTAACTGGATCCTCACCGTATAAAATATCTCTATCTTCTGGATTAAAAATAGGAAGATAATAGGCATCAAAACCCATAATCTTTATGGACTCTACGATTAGGTCCTCTACAACTCTCTGTTCGGACTGAGCGTTGTAGTTATTAAAATATACGGATGTTGCCATCTTAGTTCATCATCCATTCCAGAGGACCACCGTAATTAGTAATCATTTCTTCTTCAAGTCGTTTCTTTTCAGACATGGCTTCATCAAAAATTGTATTGCCGTTTAATGTTACACCACCAGGTAACTGGATACCGGCAAACTTTTTGAGGTTGGATCCCCATTGAATCTTAATTAATGTGGTAGCATATTCTTTTAACCAACGGTCGTTCCAGACTCTACCATATGTTTCTGGATCTACAATTGCATAACATTCGGCAATCACATGAGTACCGACTGGTGCTTCCGATGCACCCCAAGCCCAATCAATGTAGAGCCTCTGCATATTACGTACAAAACGAATTGGAACTTCACCAGAGAACATAAGTTCAAGTGAGCGAAGATGTTGTTGTGTTAAGGTATAATTGATGTAGGACGCAGAGGTGAAGTCATACAACTCATTCAGACGGAGTTGATACCTTAGGTCAAACATATTGATGGAGGACTGTGAATCGGTAACTGGAAAGATACGGGTTATACCAGTAATTTCCAATGAATTATTAGCTCTGTCTTTTGCTTCCGTTAAATTTAGGTAACGGTTATCAATGTCCGTTTGGTCAATTGATTTGACATAGTAGACCTTTTGTAGACCATCAAAATGATAATCTTGATAGTAAAGTAAAGCATCATCTATCCTGTCCTCTATCTGGTCATCATCGATGTTGATTTCTATGACAGGAAAGCCAAGTCTTCTTAAACAATAATCCTTAAAATCTGTTCTGGTTGTTGTAATAGCCATTAATACTCTCCATATATAAGGAGTATTTATGTCAGTTAAAACACCTATTCATTTTCAAGAATTTCAGCAATTCTAGCAGTTAAAGTTTCATCTGTCCAAGTACCACGAACTGCAAGATATTCATCACCTTGCCAAGCAATAAGGCTACGTAGTGTTGGGTTAGGGGTCGTTGGAAAACAAATCGTTACATATACAGAATTGTGTCGTCCAGCACTACCAAAACCTGTACCTACTTCACCGTAACCGTAATTTTCTTGTACATCAACTATATCAAAAGTTGTTCCGGTAATCGCTTCTATTGCCGGAACTAAGACTATTGGTTTGTTTAATGTTGCCATTTTATTTCCTTTATAATTAAACCATTATTTAGGTTTTTCCCCATTTTATACGGTTCCAAACTCTTTCATGTGTCCAAAATAAAAATACTTTTGTTAGTATTTCCGTGAGTGCAATGCCTGAAGCCAGTAATGGTTCACCAGTAATAATCCAAGAAATAATAAAAGTGTCTATTGTTCCAGTAACTCTCCAAGTTATAGCTTTTGTTAAACTTCTAACTGGTGTTTCAGTCATTTTAAACCCAACTCTTTACGAATCTTTGTAGCCGAGATTGCGTGGGTTGCATCATCAAATTCTTCTTTTTCAATTTTATATCCAACATCTCTACCATATGTAATATTTACTATGTTAGGAACAACTTGGATTTCATACTGTCCTTGATAAATTGGATCCAAATCTCTACGAATGAATGACTTAACTTGGTCTATGGCAAAAGGATTTGTTCCTTGCCAACCTTGACAATCACGTATCTGTATGACAACTTGACCAGTTTTGGCTATTGCTCTGTCGAATAAGGCTCGGTGACCAGCATGCCATGGTTGCCAACGACCTAACATTTGAACAGTTTCTTTTTGCCAATCAAATGTAGGCCTACGGCGATTTTCTAAAATATGTGAACCAATAAACTCAGCCCATTTTTCCGCATTTTGTTCTATCACACGGAAATCATAAACTTCTGGTGAAACAAATACTTTATTGGTATCTTCAAACCTTCCGGCTTCAATTGTGTCTATCCAAATAGTCCAATCTGCCTTGAAGTTATTACGCATTTCAACTAAAGGTGCCACAAAATCAACGATACAAAAATCAACATCCGATTTATCGGCTAATTCTCGCATACGTAAACTTTGTCGTATTCTACCTTCTTTACTAAAATCCCAGTCATTATAATGTTTACGAACTTCATCAGCATTCAACCATTTAACTCTAACTTTAGAATCAGAAAATGGCGTCAATGAATTTTCGGTAATAGGTTTAATGTGGTCTTCAAGATATTTTTTTAATCTCTCTGCCAAATAAGTTTTACCAGAACCAGGTAAACCCATAATTAAAATGCGTTGTGTCATAATATAATCTCCTGTTTATTCGTACAATGATTTAACTTCGTCCTCATCAGCAACAGCTTCAACACTTTCTTCTGTGGCAGTTTCTGTTTCTGAAACTTGCGGATTCAAATTCTGTTCTAATGCACTGGCAAAATCAACAGCATATAAATTGTCTGTTAATTGTCCACAAGTTGATATTGGATTCAACCAAATGTCATATCCCATATCTTTAATTTTATGGCATAGAACAATACTTTCATTCAAAAATTGACCGTCTTTAATCTCATATTCAAAAACGTTTTTAATTTCATTACCAGTATTGTTGGTAATTGAAGTACTACCATCAAGCAACTCTGTCAAAACTTTATTACTAAGTTTCATAAAACCAGTAGAAGCGGATTTAACTTTCATCAAACCTTCTTCGTTCTTTTCAATGTTCCCTACATCCATATCCAAATCAAAAACAACATTACCTAATGTTTTCTTGACTACTGGTACAGCAATAACATCTTCTTTGTTTAGAACACAAGAAACAAATGTTACAGGATCCCATCCCAAATCATCATTAATAAAAACGATAGAATCATATTCCACATCTTTTAAATTATTTAACAATTCATTTTTAGCCATTGGAACAGAATCGATGTTGCTTATAAAAATTGGAAATACTTTGATGTTATTAAATAAAGCCAATCTTATGGTCGTTGCTAGACTATTCACATATAGTGATTTGATTGAATTATTTTTTGTGTTAGTCAAAACAAAAACATTTTTAAACTCTGGTAGAGTTTGTGTTTGTTCTTGTGTTGTTTCTTGAACATCTTCTACTTGTTCAACTTTATCATTTTTTCTGTTTGTTTTCATTTTAATTCCTCAATAAATGTTTTTAAATTGTTTAAGATAATCTATACCATTACTCTGTTTGTTTTCTTTTTCCAGAATTCTTACATTATTTTTATACCATTTGAAAAAATCTCCTTGATATTTTTTGCCACCAACGTGATTGCATGTCATTTTTGGATCTAAATAAATTTTAAAACCTCCTTCATTCACCAATCTTCTACATACATATATATCCTCGCTTACCAATTGATTCTTTTTAACTCCCACATCAAAAATCCAACGTCTTTCTTTAATTTTTTCTCCTGGCATCTCTGGCATTTCTATATATGGTTCTGAATTGTCCCATAACCATTGACAAGCTTTACGACTAAAACGTAAAAAACCTGTTCCAAGTCCTCCAACTTCATAAAGACCTTCTGGACCAGGTTTCATTTGACCAAAATCACCCACATATATTTCTTTTTGGTCACCTTTTTTGGGGTATGTGCCACCAACCACATCAACGGGATAATCTAATAATTTGATTATCCATTCTGGTTGCCATTCAATGTCAACATCTATCCATATTAAATCATCACATTCTTCCTCTAGTGCAAGATGAATAGTATCATTCCTACAACGCTGTACCAATGCATCAAATGAAACCCAAATTGGTAATATGTCAATATTCAAATTATTTTCATAAATATATTTAATAGTATTCACTAAACTATTAACATACCATACATCAATTGTTCCATCATAAGACGGACTACCAATCATTACTTTTCTTCGTTTAGTGTCCATTTAACTACCTCTGTTAATCTCTCTTTTACTGAAATTTTTGGTTGCCAACCTAAAGACCTTAGATAATCACCCGAAATCGAATATCTAAAATCGTGTCCTGGTCTATCTAAAGGTTCAACTAAATTGTATTTTAATTCTTTGTTTTGTGCTTCGGCAATAATTTTGGCCACTTCTAAATTGTTTAATTCTTCTGTACTTGCAATATTAAATTTAGGACATTTACCACCTTTGTGGTCTGCTGGTAATGGAATTTCTTTTAAGTTTAAGATAAACCAAAGAGCATCACCTACATCAAGTGCATGTAAATAACAACGAGAACCTATTGTATTTGTTTTGTTGTTGATATGTATTGTTATAGTTTCATCGTTTTTAACTTTTTCAATAGTCATCGGAATATATTTCTCAATAGCTTGGCGTTCACCAAATACATTCATTGTATGTGTTATATACATTGGTATACCATATGTGTTTGAATATGCTACACACAATTCTTCCGCCGCTGCTTTAGATGCCGAATAAGGACTTGTGGCATTATATCGGTCATATTCCGTAAATCTTACATTAGGTATTGCTGGACCAAAAACTTCATCTGTGGAAAAATAAATCATTCTTTCCAAAGATTTTAAAGTTCTTGCATATTCCAAAAGATGTGCTGTACCAATTACATTATTTTGTACAAACTCTAATGGATATTGTATTGACCTAGTTACATGAGATGAAGCTGCCATATGTACAATGACATTCACATCACCAAGAAGTTCTTTTGTTTGGTCGTTAAGTTCGGCTCTAAGGTCATGGTATACTACCTTGAGTCGTTTTTTGGTTTCTGTATCAAATTCTTCCATCATTTGATGTACTCGATTTAAATTACCAGAAAAATCAAGTCTATCTAAACTGATAATATTATAATCAGTATTTTTTAAGAAGAAAGATATTACATGGTGTGCAATAAAACCTGCACCACCAGTTATTAATAATGTTTTACCAGTTGTATGAGTCATTCAAAAATTCTTTCCATGATGGGATTCTATTTTTCCATGTCCAAAATTTATTATAAAAATCAGATTGTTCCTTGTAGAAGGAATCACCGTGTACATAGTTATTTATCGCTGTGTCCAGTACACGTGCATATCTTTCTGCTAATACCAATCTATCTGAAGTATATGTTACATAATCAGCCCACTCAGAACATGTTTCATATAAAGCACCAAAATTTGAGACTACCATTTTACAACCTGCTGCACCAGCTTCTAATGCCGATAAACAACTTGTTTCTTGAAAAACACTAGGGTATGCAAATATATGTGCCTTCTGTACCGCTTTACGTACACCGGCATTTGAAGCATATCCCATGTAATTAACATTTTTCATACGTTTGGCACGATTAAACAAATCATCATATACACCTTTGGTCATCTGTGCAAAACCATCACCATATATGATAGTTGAAGAATAAACATCCAATTCAATATCATCTCTATCCAGCATTTCAAAAGCATCAAGTAGAACAGATAATCCTCTCCAAGGCGTTGATGTATATATCAGTTTTATTTTACCTGTTGGTTTGGCCACAAACGGTACAGGTTCAATAGCATTCTTAATTACTATTGATTTGTTTTCTGGTACTTTAAAAAACATTCTATATTTTTCATATTCCCAATTTGAACCATATATAAAGTAATCAATCTTATCAACAAAAGATTTATCTGCCATTAGTTGTACGTTATCTTGGTCAACATCAAGTTGTTGCCATATAACATTCTTTTTATTTGGCACAATTAATTCGTGCCTACAAGTTGATGCAATTAAATTAACATCTGGATTCCATTCTGGTCCTAAATATTTGTTAAGTGCAGCTAAAAGTATTTCTGTTCCGCCTAGTGGTTTCATGTTCGTGTAAATAATATATCCATTTGTAAAAGAGATTCGGTGTTATCATATACATAACTCATAATATCTTGTATTGCATATCCTTTGAGTCTCATGTATTCTATGATATCACCAACGAGTGGTGCTCCAACATTGTATTGTTTGACGGACGTTTCTAGTACAAAATATTTTGGTTGAAATGTTTTAATAAAGTTTTCTCCACCTTTTAAAATTTCCAACTCAGCACCTTGTGTATCCATTTTAACCATGCCTGAGTTTTTCCAATTACCACGAAAATTAATACGTTTCATTAAATCATCCAATGTTGTTGTTCTTTTTTTAACAACCAATGGATTGGTATAATAACTTGTTAACTCACGGTACATTGAACTTCCGGTTGTAATTGAATTTTCACCTAATGTAAAGAATTCAACTTCTTGATTTGCTTTAGATGATAATAAAGCTATGGTAGCATCTGGTTGTAAATAAGGTAATTGTCTTTCGTCAGCTTCAATTTGCCAAACTTTTACTTGCGGCCATAAGTTTCTAACCATTCTAGTGAAATCACCTCTATAGGCACCAATATCTAAAAGATTACTGATGTTCACGTTGTTGGCTTGCAACACCGCCATTCTATATTGAAAACGATCCATTATCCGATCCACTTAACCTGGCGTTTCATGTGTTCAAAGTTTTTCTTCCAGAATGATTGGTCAGCATACATTTTCCATAAATCTTCTGGCAAAATTGGCTTACGATTAACTGGTTGAACTTTCTTTTTAACTTCATGTAAACCGTGCATACCAAGTCTATCATCAAAAGCCACAAATTCTTTATCATAACTTTCTGTTACATTATCGAAATCGTGGTTGAAATATGGTTCACCTAAAAATTGATACAACTGTCTAATTGACGATTCTGGATTTTTAGTAAGTGCATCATAATCTATAACACAAACCATATCTTTTTCATTTGAATATATTGCTTGTTTAGTACATGCCAAAGGTGCATTAACAAAACCACCAATATTCATAACTGTGTGTGTTCTTTCGTATACCGAAATCATATCTTGTCCACCATACACACCTTTAAGTGTTAGTGGATTCTTTTCATTGATTCGTTCAATCGAATCTAAAATCCAAGGTATGTCTCTGACACAAAGAATAATTTTAGAATTTGGCCAAATGTTTCTTACCATAGGAGTATGTGCTGCCCATCCACGGTTTGTGTTAAAACAAACTTCATTTGCGTTAGAATAATATGATTGAAACATACCAGCAATAATTTCTCTACGTTTTTCAATCGTAATAAATTCTTCCATTCCTACCGCATTCTGTACAGTTTGAATAACTCCTCTTGCCATGTCTAACATAGGATCGGTCATTGATGCTGTAAATCTTGGATTTTGTCTAAGAATTGAAGATAACAGAGTTGAACCAGCTCTTGGCAATCCGGAAATAAAGTGCATTTTTTTCATATTATTCTTTCACAATTAATTTTTTGATATCAGGAAGGTACAGATAATTAATATCTGAATTTAAAATAGTATTCAAAGCGTCTTCAATTGTTTCTACCAAAGGTTCACCAGCAAGGTTGAAACTTGTATTGAACAATATTGGTACTCCAGTTTTTTCATTGAATGCTTTAATCAAATCATAATAATTTTTATTTTGTTTTGGTGTTACTGTTTGTATACGACATGTACCATCAACGTGAGTTATAGCTGGAATTTCACCGAGTTTTTCAAACTTAACATTAATAGCATACATCATATATGGTGTTTCTTTTAAACCACGCATTTCAAACCAAGTGTCGGCATGTTCGGCCATCATAGAACCAGCAAAAGGTCTAAACCATTCACGACCTTTAACTAGATTAACTATTTCTTTACCATCTTGATTTCGTGGGTCAAATAAAATTGAACGATTACCTAATGCTCTTGGTCCACCTTCAGCACGACCTTGGAACATAGCAACAATGTTTTGATTAACAATCAAATCTGCCACAAAAGCAGGTGTTGTATTGTGCATTTTTAATTTTGTTTTCTTAATCAATTCTTCCAAGTGACCATACTTTGGTGGAAAACTTAGATACAATGTATTAAGTTTATTAATTTCAGTTGATTCACTATGAGAATACCAAGCCAATAATGCCAAACCAATTGCTGTACCACCATCATGTGATGCTGGGTCAACATAAATGTTTAAATCTGGAAATCTTTCTTTGTAATAATAATTAGCAACACAGTTTAATCCATAACCACCAGCAATAACAACATTTGTTTCGCCTGTTAAATCAACTGCTTTTTGAATTAAGTTGCCCAACATAGTTTGTGATTCATCTTGGATTTTCCATGCCAAGTTTTTATCAACATCAGACACTTGCGTAAAATCTTTATGCCAAACTTCAGGTTCTAAGGTTCGTTTTAAATATGGAAATCTATTTTCATCTATCATTGCACCAGCAGGATACATTGGTATCAATAAATTTTTATTACCTTTTCCTTCAATAAAGAAGTCTGGTATATTATCATCTGGTTCGCCATAAGGTGCAAGACCCATAGTTTTACCAGCTTCAATGAATCCAAAACCAAGATAATGTGATACTGCTTCATATGCTTTGGTGATGGTAACTGTATTATCAAACTCTTGTATACCATTATTATAATAGAAAGCATTACCATCTGCATATCGTTTGTAAAGTGGTTCAAATTCTGTAGGATAACCACATTTAATAATTGATTCAGTTTCGAATCCTGCTACACCTTGTTGTGAATTTTCTTCTCCAATCATCGCCTGGTGAACGGAACCAGCACCGTCAGCAATGACAGCAACAGCTGTTTCGAAACCAGAATTGTAGAATGCACCAGCGGCATGTCCCATATGGTGTTGATGACCCATATTGGTAACTTTAACTTGTGGATTGTATTTGCGAACAAGAGCTGTGTAAGCATCTTCGCCTGTCCATGGTAATGTAGCAAGTTCTGGACTTGTACCACCAATAACTAATTCGTCTATTTTATATTCTTCAAGTATTTTAATCATACCACGAAACGGATTGCCATCATATTTCAACCGAGACAATCTTTCTTCTTCACAGTAATAGATTATTTTACCGTCAGATATCAGAGCAACTGAACCGTTATGTCCAGGATTTATAGCCATAATATTATACATAATTACCTTTTTTCTATATCAGCCACAATCGAATCAAATATTTCTTTAACTTCTGTTTCAGAGAAGTCCATTAGTGATTCATTCATCCTGTCTGCCATTACCGAATCTAATCCAGTAATACGAATAGGAGAATACTTCTTCACACCTTCTTTTTCCAAAACTTGAAAATAATCAGGATATGAAGTATTTATAGGGAACGTGGAACCATATATTACAGTACCTTTAGTGCCTACAGCTCTTGCCATATGTTGACCAACAGAATCAACACCGACAAAATAATCGGCAGCTTCAATTAAAGAAGCCCACATACGTAAATCGGCGTTTGGTACTTTAATTGATAAAGTATCTTCTGGTATATTTAAATGTTGTTCACCAAAAAATATAACATTATATCTAGCGGCCAGTTTTTTTGTTAAGGACATGAATCCTTTTACACTTAAACTTCTAGTGGTTGTATCAAGTACATCTTTATTGTTTTGTGTAGGTTGTGCACCAGAACCAAAAGGTTGAAATATAATTGTTTTGGATTTTTTGCCAGCAGCTTTGGCTTCTTCGATTGTATTTTTAGCCCATAGTTTTTCACTCTTATTGAAAAACATTACAGGTGGACCTAAATCTGAATGGTCTTTTGTGTGATTGATTTCTTCATCAAAAGCTTCCGCAAGAGAAAGTTTTTGTAGGAAATACCCAGGATTTCGGTATGGTTCTGGTGAATGTATTACATCTGCTTTAGATATAACATTATCAAAAATACCTTTTGTATCTAAACTGAATACTCGGTCTTGCAGTTCTGGAATACTCCACAACAATGAATCCCAAGCCGGTATTAAAATGTTCCAATCAGAATTTGGATTTAATCTTGCAAATTTAAGTAGTGCCGGTATGGCTGCAATGATTCTACCGGCACCACCATCAATGTAAAATATTTCTTTCATATTCAAATCACTTTCAACTAAAAATTATATAACATTATATAGGTCACTTTTTTTACGCTATTTTACCCTCAATTATTCCAACTCTTGTTGCCAAGTCCGTAAATTTCTCTTCCAATTCTTGTAAAGCTTTTACGATAATTGGTAATATTTTACCTGGTGCAGCCTCAAGCCTATCAGGATTATCTTTCAGTACTATGTCTGCGAATCCTATATTATATTTTTCCGAAACTGCATCAAGCTCCTGAGCAATAAAACCAAGTTCTTGTTGGCCAATTTTTCCACCATCTCGCATGTTCCATGTGAATTTTACAGGTCGTAAATCTTTAATGAATTCCAAACCAACTGGTATGCCTTGAATATTTGTTTTATCACGGCAGTCAGACAATGCTGTAATAGTAGTTACTTGACCACGAATTACTGTAATTTGATTATTACCTAATGTAACTGAATTACATGATGTTATGGTTGAAGGAACTGCTTTATATCCCAAGAATGAATTATTACAACCTGTAGTTAATGTATATCCTGCGGCGTATCCTATAGCAGTATTTTGAAATACATTTGCACATGCTAATGCTTTATATCCAACCGCTACACCGCTTCTACCTGTAGTATTAGCACACATTGCTCTCATTCCTATAGCAGTATTCTTATTGCCAGTTGTTTGAGCCTGTGCAGCTGCATAACCTATAAGAACATTGTTACCAGAATACATAGTAGGACTAGTTGCAGCACCATGACCAATAATTACATTTTTATAACTAGCACCAGCAGTACCACCAGCACCTGATCCGCCTCCTTGACCTGCGTTATAACCCATCATAATATTATTACAACCGGTACATATACATCTGCCTGCATTAGGTCCTATAAAAATATTTCTATAATTTTTTGTAGCATATGCACCAGCATACTTACCAATTGCAATATTATTACAACCGGTAGTTAAAGTATTCATCGCACATCTACCGAAAATAATATTATCGTTACCGGCCATACCACCGGTAGCATTACCAAATCCGGCTTTATAACCAATAGCAATGTTATATTTACTATTAACAATACATTTAGCTGCGTACTTACCAATCATAATATTAGTACAACCATTACATATATTATATCCTGCACCATATCCTATAGCAATATTATCATTTGCACTTTTTGCCAATTGCATTGTTGCAGAACCAAGAGCAGTATTATTAAAACCTCCAAAATTACCGTTTCCTGAATTTTGACCTCTCAGTGACCTGTAACCTATTGCAATGTTATTAAATCCAGTAGTCGCATACTTAGCAGCATAGAATCCCATAAATGTGTTTCTATATCCAGTTGTCAGACAACAACCTGCCATTGATCCCACTACAGTATTTCTACATCCAGTAGTTCCATAGTACATAGCACCACAACCTATTGCTACGTTAAATGCACCTGTCGTAAGTCTTGTTGCAGCACCTGCACCAACAACAGTATTACCACCCAATATTACCTTACATAATGCTCTGAATCCCAAAGCCGTGTTATAATTAGCAGTAGTTTGACTGAATAAACTTCTAACACCAACAGCAGTATTACCACATCCAGTTGTTTGAGCCTGTAAAGCATATCCACCTATAGCAACACCACATGTACCTGTAGAAGTTGCATTGAATGCTTTTTTACCAACTGCTGTGTTATAGTTTGTAGTTGTTGTACGACCATATACAGTACCAAGTGCAGTTGGTGTAGCAGCAGTACCGCCACCGCCACCACCAACTGCTGTACCGTTAACAGTTAATACACCAGCACCGGTAACTTTTAAGCAATTAGTACCTGCTTGAAGAAAAATTGTGTTGGTCAAACCTGCTGTACCAGCATAACTTCCGATAATCGTATTATTGCTACCAGTAACTAAACATCCTGCACATGCACCAATCGCTATATTACCACTTCCACAAACAACTCTTAATGCACCATAACCCATTGCAATATTACAACCACCAGATACATTCAAACACATTGCGGCTAGACCCATAGCAATGTTTTGATAACCATTGGTATTAAAGAGTAAAGCAGTAGAGCCAATAGCAATATTTTGACCACCAACTGTATTGCAATATAATGCTTGAGGACCAATTGCTAAATTGTTATTACCAGTTGTATTTTTAAGTAAAGCACATCTTCCCAAAGCAACATTACTTTGACCGAATGTTAAAGAACAAGCAGCACCAAGACCAATCGCAATATTATCCTGACCACTAGTTGCAGTTTTTAATGCACAATCTCCAGCAGCAAAATTATTAACTCCAACAGTAATACCGTATCCTGCACATCGTCCAAAACCAACATTATGTGAACCAGTTGATATGTTACGCAAAGCAGCTAAACCTATAGCGGTGTTATATGTACCAGTTGCATTAGTACCACTAGCGGGGCCAAACATTGCACTTGATCCAATAGCCACATTAAATTTACCGCCCAGCATACATGTTCCGGCACCACCACCAATAAATACGTTTCTACAACCAGTTGTTAGATATATTCCGGCATTCGAACCAATGCCAATATTATAACCACCGGTTGTAGTACGTTGCAATGCATATTTACCTATACCAATGCTACCACCGGCTGTTGTAGCACAACTTAACGCACAGAATCCTACAGCAACATTATTGATACCATAAGTTAGTGTGGTTAATGCTTGATTACCAACAGCAACGTTATTTGTACCTGTAGTAAGTGCAAGTCCCGATTTATATCCAATAGCAGTATTACAACCACTAGTAACAGTTGCATTACCAGCACAATGACCAATAAAAGTGTTATTAAGTGCAGATGTTGTACGACCATATACTATACCCGCTGCGGTCGGTGTAGCAGCAGTACCGCCACCACCACCAACTGCTGAACCATTAATAGTTAAGCATCCGGCTCCACATACTCTTAAGCAATTAGTACCTGCCTTAATAAAAATTACACAAGATATACCAGATGTTCCTTGATAGTCACCAATAATTGTATTCTGAACACCAGTTGTAATAGCAAGACCAGCTGCACAACCTATAGCAATGTTATTACAACTAGTTGTTACCCTTCTGAGGGCTTGATAACCTATACCAATGTTATATTTTGCTGGCTGAGTAACATTATAAAGTGCTGTAGGACCTATACCAATATTTCTGACACCACCATCACATTGCTTCAATGCAGCTTGACCAATAGCAATATTATTTGCACCTGTTGTATTGTACTTTAATGCATTTTGACCAAGCACAATGTTATAATTACCAGATGTGTTACAAGCTCCTGCATATCTACCAAGGGCTATGTTATATTTACCGGCTGTATTAAACGATAATGTTTTAAAACCAACAGCAATGTTGTGGCAACCTGTATTATTTGCTGGAGTTGCTGAACCCTGTAATGCTTGAGCACCAAGAGAAATATTATAAGTGCCGCCATTCATACATTGTCCAGAATTTGAACCAATAGCAATGTTCCTACATCCTGTACAATTGAAATAACCTGCCACATTACCTATTGCAACGTTAACTGAACCGGTTGAATTCCAAAATCCTGCACCTCTACCTATTGCAACGTTGAAACTTCCTAATGTATTGTTACATAATGCTGTGTCACCCATAGCAACGTTAGAGGACCCAACAGTCGTTCCATTTCCAGCAGCGTTTCCTACGAACACATTATAATTACCGGTAGTTACTGATTTACCAGTATATTTTCCCATAAAAGTATTACCAAGACCACTTGTAATATTATAACCTGAGCATGGACCGATAGCGACATTACAAGAACCATCTGCAACTTTAGCCATAGCATTCTGACCAATAGCAATATTTTTTTGACCTGTTGTATTAGTACCTGAAGTAGGACCAAACATTGCTGAAGGTCCTATAGCAACATTATATGTGCTACCGACTTGACAACTTCCAGCATTAATACCAATGAATACGTTCCTACAACCAGTTGTCTGATAAGTTCCGACATTATTTCCTATACCAACACTATAACCACCAGTTGTAGTACGTTGTAAAGCATATTTACCGATACCTACGTTACCACCAGCAGTTGTAGCACATAGAAGTGCTTGTTTACCGATTGCTACACTATTAATACCTACAGTTAAAGCTGCAGACGCACCACAACCAATAGCAACATTATAAGAACCAGTCGTTAAAGCAAACCCAGAACCACGTCCAATAGTAACATTGGCTGAACCAGTCACAGTTGTGTTACCTGCAGATTTACCAACTGCCACATTATACAATGTAGTTGATGTGCGGCCATAAACTGTACCAAGTGCTGATGGAGTAGCAGCAGAACCACCACCAACAGATGCGCCGTTAACTGTTAATACACCAGCACCGGTAACTCTTAAACAATTAGTACCTGCTTGAAGAAAAATTGTGTTGGTCAAACCTGCTGTACCAGCATATGGTCCAATAATTGTATTACATTGACCTGTTGTGATAGCACATCCAGCATAACGACCTACAGCAGTATTATAAGTACCGCTAACATTATTATAAAGTGCTTTAAAACCTAATGCAATATTGTGTTTAGCGAGAGTAGCACTTGATAATGTACTTACACCAATACCAATATTGTAACCTCTTTGCATACCACCAGTAGCTGCACCTCGCATTGCATTATAACCAAGTCCTATGTTACCATATCCTGATGTTATATATTTTCCAGCATTATTTCCAACTAAAGTGTTCTTATCACATGATGTCAAACAACAACCTGCTGCGAGACCTATTGCAGTATTGAATCGTCCAACAGTTAATTTATATAATGCACCGCCGCCTACTGCAACGTTAGAAAGACCTGTAGTTGTTGACTTTAATGCATAATGACCTAAAGCAGTATTGTTACTTGTGCCATTACTTTGTAATAATGCACGACAACCAATAGCAATATTTAAAGTACCAGTATTATTACAATACATGGCCTGTTGACCTATTGCAATATTTTGTGTACCACCTTGCATATTTTTCATTGCTGTGCCACCGATTGCAATGTTATTACAACCTGTTAACATAGCATATAATGCACTACAACCAATAGCAATGTTTAAACTACCAGTGGTAGTACATTTTAATGCAGTAAAACCTACACCAATATTATATGTTCCAATTGTATTACATCTGAGTACGTTTGTTCCAACGGCAACGTTGTTGCTTCCTGTTGTATTACTTCTTAATGCATAATAACCACCAATAGCAACGTTACCGTTACCTGAAGTGTTTAAATATAATGACTTACCGCCAATAGCAACATTACAGGCGCCTGTAGTATTTGTAGCTAATGAATTACCACCAATTGCGATATTCTGTGTACCGCTACTAGAACACAACGCAAATACACCAATACCAATTTCTCCCGAATGCGTCAGTCCTTTTGCTAATGCACCTGCACCTATACCGATATTCGCATTACCTGTTGTATGTGAACACATAGCCTGTGCACCAATACCAATATTACAACCTGCTATTGTAGCAGTCGCTAGTGCTTGACAACCTATACCTACATTTAAATTACCTGTAGTAAGACCAACACCACTATTGTAACCAACAAGAACGTTAAAACTACCTGTTTGTGTTGCATTACCCGCACAACGGCCAATTTGAGTATTTTGATTTGCGCTAGTTGTACGACCGTATACTGTACCAAGTGCTGTTGGTGTTGCTTGTGATGCACCTGCAATTGTTGTACCATTAACAGTTAATGTACCACCTGATACTTTTAGACATTGAGTACCTGCTTTAACAAAAATTGTATTAGTTAAACCTGCTGAACCAGCATAGTCACCGATAATTGTATTACTTCCACCAGTTGTAATAGCACAACCAGAACACATACCAATCGCAATATTATATTGACCTGCTCCTGTTGCGTTTGTTAATGAAAATTGACCAATACCAATTTGGCGGAATCCTAAATTTTGTTTTAAGGAATATTGACCAAGACCAATATTATAACCACCAACTCTGTTACAATAACCAGATTGTTTACCAATATTAATATTATGTAGACCAGTAGTAAGAGCAGGTGATGCATTACAACCAACAGCAAAGTTATTTGCACCTGTTACTGTTGTATTACCTGCAGTTTTTCCTAGGAAAGCATTAAAATTAGAATCAGTACGTCCGTATACTGTACCAAGTGCTGTTGGTGTTGCTTGTGATGCACCTGCAATTGTTGTACCATTAACACTTAATGTACCACCAGTAACCTTCAAACATTGACTACCGCCTTGGATGAAAATTGTATTACTTAAACCACTAGTTCCTGAATATGGACCAATAATTGTATTACATACACCAGTTGTAACGGTTAAACCTGCATTACGACCTATAAATGTATTATAATTACCTGTAGTTAGTAGAAGGCCGGCCCTTTGACCCAATGCTGTATTTGAACAACCAATAGTGTGTGAACATAATGCAAAATAACCAACAGCAGTATTATATTGTCCTGTTGTATTAGCACACAATGCTGAATATCCTACACCTGTGTTACTTCCGCTTAGATCCTTAGCTAATGCGAATGAACCAACAGCAACACCATTTTTACCAGTCGTTATAGCGGCTAATGCGCTACTTCCTATTGCAACGTTACATTTACCTGTTGTAATATTAAATAGTGTAGCTCTACCTATACCTATATTGTAGACTCCACCTGCTGAACAATACGATGAAATTGTACCTATACCTATGTTATTACATCCTGCACACGCTTTGCCACCTGCACGCCAACCAATAAAAGTATTACAACAACCAGTAGTACCGCTACCTGCACAATAACCTATAGAAATAACTCCTTGTATTGCCGCACTGCCTGCAAGGGTATATAAACTTTTAGTACCTATACCAATGTTTAAACATCCTGCAATAGAAACACAACCTGAATTTTGACCAATAGCAACATTATATCCACCTGTTATACTACTAAAAAGTGCTTGTGAACCTATTGCAATATTATAATTGCCTGTAGTATTTGACTTTAATGCTGCGCATCCAAATGCAATATTTTTATTTGCTGTTGTGTTTTGTGATAATGCACATGCACCGATAGCAATATTATAACCTCCAACGGTATTAGATTGCAATGTCATAAAACCAATACCAACATTGTTGCTTCCCGTTGTATTACCACACAACACATTACAATTACCTATTGCAACGTTATTGCAACCAACAGTATTATTAAATAGTGTTTGATATCCAATTCCAATATTATTAAAACCAGTAGTATTGCTTACCAATGAACAAACACCAACTGCAATATTATACTTGCCACTACTTGAACATAGTGCAAATGTACCAATACCGATTTCACGTAAATGATTAGTACCTTTGTCTAGTGCACCAAAGCCAATAGCAATACTTCCAAAACCTGTTGTTTGTGATGCTAAAGCTCGTCCACCAATTGCAATACTACAACCGCCACTTGTAGAACTAGTCAATGCAGCACAACCAATAGCAATATTACATGAACCGGTTGTAAGAGCAACACCTGCATTATAACCAACGAGAACGTTAAAACTACCTGTTTGTGTTGCATTACCCGCACAACGTCCAATTTGAGTATTTTGATTAGCACTAGTTGTACGTCCATATACTGAACCAATTGATGTTGGAGTAGCAGCAGTTGCACCACCGATTGTTGTACCATTAATTGTTAAACTACCACCTGCAACTTTTAGACATTGAGTACCTGCTTGAACAAAGATAGTATTACTTAAACCAGTTGTTCCCGTATATGATCCAATGATTGTATTATTATTACCGGTAGTAATATTGCAACCCGCATTAACTCCTAATGCGGTATTATTTGTACCGGTTGTGATTGATCCTAACGAACTGTAACCAACAGCCAAATTTTGGCGTGTTGTATTGCCAGATTCATTAGGTATTACTGTAAAACCAGTGATTTTTATTGCCATCTTCGTATCCTTATACTGGGCTTATTCTTCTTATACTTCTATTTATCTTCCAGTTTTCTCAGTCTTTTTTCCTGGTCTTTAACTGTTTCAATTAAAAATGCTATAATTGGTAAATATGAAACGTTTTTGAATCCATTTTCATTGGTGTTGACCAATTCAGGTAGAATTTTTTCTATTTCCTGAGCAATCATACCGTATGATTTATTATTTGTCTCTTTCCATTTGAAGGAAACACCACGTAATTGATTCAATATATCAATTGGTTTGTCTATTGTTTGTATTTCATCTTTCAATCTTTCATCGGATGAAGTATTCAAATCAACAGTTGTTAATAAACCAGTACTTGGATTGAATGTTAGTTTTGTACTAGATGTATTTAATGTGGCTAATGATCCACTTGTTGATGTACCAATATATATGTATCTTGTTGCATTTGTTGTTGTGTCATCTGTAATTGTTACTGTGGCAGAATTTGCTTTTGTAAAAGCGGCATTGGCATATAGTGAAGCACCTGCTGCGTTACTTACAGCAGTATTTGCCTGTGTATACGCAGAATTGGCATATGAACCTGCTGTAACTGCCTTACCATCGGCCGTATTGGCTGCTGTGAAGGCTGAATTGGCATATGTACCTGTTGTATTTTGTGATTGATATGCTGCGTTTGCTTGTAAGAAGGCACCATTAGCATATAATGAAGCACCTGCTGCGTTAGTAGTTGCTGTATTGGCCTGTGTATATGCTGAATTAGCGTATGAACCTGCTGTTACTGCCTTAGAATCTGCTGTTGCCGCATTTGTAGTAGCAGTATTTGCTTGAGTGTATGCTGAGTTAGCATAAGAACCTGCTGTAACTGCTTTACCATCGGCTGTATTGGCTGCTGTGAAGGCAGAATTGGCATACGAACCAGCAGAATTTGCTTGACCATAAGAAGCATTTGCTTGTAGGAAGGCACCGTTAGCATATAATGCAGCGGAGTTTGCTTGGCCATAAGCATTGGTTGTATACAGGAATAAATCTACACCGTTACTAGTGATGGAATAACCTGCTACGTTAGCAATCAATGTACCAACGTTTGCTGCTGTCGCTGAACCACCACCTAATGTATTACCTGTTGGGTCTTGTGTTAGACCTTTGAACAATAAGAAGTTATTTGTACCTGCTTGTCTTGCTAGACCTTGATATGTTATTGTACCACTAGTATTGGCGACACCATAAAAACCAATATCAAGAGAATCACCTACAGTATTGTTGGTTGCTAATTTAATGAGTGAATCAGTAGTTGCAACTGTTGTTGTGTTAACAGTAGTTGTGGTACCATTAATAATCAAGTCACCATTAACAGTCAGACTACCTGATAGTGTACCACCTGTTTTTGGTAATGCGTTGTTAGCAACACTAAATGCTGCATTAGCTTGTAGGAAGGCACCGTTAGCATATAACGAAGCGCCTGCTGCATTACTTACGGCAGTATTAGCGTTGTTGTAAGCAGAATTAGCATAGTTAAATGCTGAGTTGGCATAACCAGCAGCAGAATTTGCTTGACCATAAGAAGCATTTGCTTGTAGGAAGGCACCGTTAGCATATAAAGCTGACGAATTGGCAGTACCAAAAGCAGCGTTTGCTTGTATGAAAGCCGCAGTTGCTGTTGCACCAGAAGTTGATGAATTAACAGCTGCATATGCAGCGTTTGCTTGTAAGAAAGCGGAGTTGGCATAACTTCCAGCACTAACGGCTTTACTATCTGCTGTTGCTGCATTAGTAGTTGCTGTATTTGCTTGAGTGTATGCTGAATTAGCATATGAACCTGCTGTTACTGCTTTACCATCGGCTGTATTAGCTGCAGTGAATGCCGAGTTAGCATAACTTGCTGCAGAATTTGCCTGACCAAACGAAGCATTTGATTGTAAGAAGGCGGCATTAGCATACAAAGCTGCTGAATTAGCAGTATCAAATGCTGAATTGGCATAAGAACCAGCACTAACGGCTTTACTATCGGCTGTATTAGCTGCAGTGAATGCCGAGTTAGCATAGGAACCAGCAGAGTTAGCGGCACCAAATGCTGAGTTGGCGTATAAACCAGCACTAGTTGCTTTAGAATCAGCCGTATTGGCTGCTGTGAATGCCGAGTTAGCATAACTTGCTGCAGAATTTGCGGTACCAAATCCAGTATTTGCTTGTAAGAAAGCAGAATTAGCATAACTTCCAGCACTAGTTGCTTTAGAATCAGCCGTATTGGCTGCTGTGAATGCCGAGTTAGCGTATAAACCAGCACTAGTTGCTTTAGAATCGGCTGTATTTGCTTGAGTGTATGCTGAATTAGCATATGAACCTGCCGTTACTGCCTTGCCGTCAGCAGTATTGGCTGCTGTGAAGGCCGAATTAGCATATGAACCAGCACTAACGGCTTTACTATCGGCCGTATTGGCTGCTGTGAAGGCTGAGTTAGCGTATGATGCTGATGAATTGGCTGTACCAAATCCAGTATTTGCCTGTAAGAAGGCAGCATTAGCATATGAACCAGCACTAGTTGCTTTAGAATCAGCCGTATTGGCTGCTAAGAAGGCAGAGTTGGCATATGAACCGGCCGAGTTAGCACCATCATAAGCGTATATTAAATTGTTTGACCAAGATGTATCATAGTTTGTTGAACTATTTTTAATTAATATTTGACCAGTCGTACCGCCTGTTGCAACACCTTGACCTGTAGCACCTGTGGCACCTGTGGCACCTCTTGGACCTTGAGCACCTTGAGAAGATAATTGTAAAGCAAGATAGTCTAAATGTGTAACATGAGCAGGATTACCTGTGTTACTGTGATACAAACGAATCTGAACGGTACCAGCAGAAATATAAGGAGTATATTCCAATATCTCTAATGCATACTGTGAATAACCAGAAGCACCAGAATATGAACCAAGATTATCCCAAGCTGAAGTTGTATTATTATAAATCTGGAAATAAATTATATGACCAGAAGATGCGGTGTAATCAATGTTTGTAACAAGTCTATTGAAACCAGTAGTTACACCGGTGAATGTTGTTGTTATAATCCAAGCAGGACCAGTATTACTTCCGTCCGTAATGGCATAATAATTACCATCATTTAAAACTTGTACATCGGTTACAGAACCAGAAACGTACACACCATTTGTTAATGTAAGTGAACTAGGTACATATGTGGTTGTACTTGTTGTTGGTAAATCTATGAAACTTAAATTACCATTATTGTCAGTTGTCAGGATTTGACCTGTATTACCACCATAGATATGCACATGTGATACGTTGCCCAATGCAACATTTGCACCAGTTACAACTAGATTACCAGTAATGTTTATGTCACCAGTAATTGTACCACCAGTATTTGCATTTACCGAATTGTTGGCTCTTGTGTAAGCGTTTGTTGTGTATGAAAATAAATCATAACCATTTACAGTAACAGTATTTGCAATTAGATTACCTGTGATATTACGTGCTCTTACATTGGCATATTTGAATGATGGGTCTGTAATAATGATATCATTGTTTGGTGATACTTCTGGAGTATAACCTTCAAAGAACATCCATTGTTTCTCTGATGCATCACGAATAAGACCTGTATGAGCATTTGTACCATTGTTATAGTGTGAAGCAAAGCCAATATCTAATACATCAGATGTATAGTTACCTAAACCTAATACCAATAACGTATCATTGACTGTGAATGATGATGTATTGATTGATGTAGTTGAACCAAGAACTGTTAAGTTACCTGTAACAGAAAGGTTCTGTGTTATGTCAACTGAACCGTTGATTGTACCACCAGATGAACTGAATTTGGTATTTGAATTATTAAAGGCACCTTGTGCCAATACTGTTGCTGTATTGGCTTGAACGTTTGCTAAGTTGGCTTTATTCCATGCTGTCTGTGCAACATCAAGGTTCGTAACGAGAATCCACCCCGTACCATTGTACTTCCAGGTTTTATTACCGAAAGTGTATAACTGGTTGACCGAAGGGGATGAAGGAAAACTGAATGACATGGTTTATTTAGTCCTTATCCTTGGATGATTGCAACTTGTACGTTTGCAGAATCACCATCAAAACATATGTATCTCAACAACATTGATGATGTTCCAGGCAGAATTTTTGTTGTACTATTGTTGGTTGCATTTGTTTCTGTACATCCATGTGTAAATGTTTTGTTTGTGTTATCTGTATTTGTCACCCAAACATCAACTTGTTTACCTGGGAAATAATTTGTAAATGAAATCGTTGCACCAATATTGTTGATTACTCTAATAACTGAATTTGCCGTGAAATCAATAACAACTGTTGATACATTTGTAAATGTACTTGGTGTACTTGAGAAACCTTTTTGTGCATACACTTGACCAGTTATTGTGACAGTATTGGAAGTGAATGTGGCAATTGATGTTCTTGTATTTGTTCCAATCGGTGTGGCAGACAATACAATACTAGCACCTCTGGTTGTATCGGTATAGTTTTCAATTGCGTAGATATCAACTGAAGCACCACCAGCATTTATTCCATAACCAGTTGTACCATATCCGTTACCAGAAAATCTGGCCAACATGTCACCGTTTTGTGCTGCTGTTGGATTCTGGTGTGTACCTCTTGCATGACGACCAATGAACGCTGCATAAGAACTTGTACCAGCAGAATCAACAACGAGTCTTGTTGGTACATTGTCTTTACCTGTTGCCTGTATTGTGTAACCATCAGATGTTGGTGGTTGTACATAGTATCCAGTAGAAGCAACAATATTAACTGCTGCAGAGTTAGCAATTGTTGTGGCAGTATTTACTCTGAAATAAGCTGCTGCAATATCATTAAACTCTGCTCTTTTTCCTGGTGCATTTGCAACTAGATTACCTGTAATTACGGTATCAGAAGCTTGTAATACAATATTACCTCTTGCACCAATCTGTTGAATAATTACATCTGCATTAGCATTAACACCATACATAGTTTGGTCTGAGAAACCTAGACCTGCTGTACCATTGAGTGGTGTACCTACTGGACCAAATTCAATCCATTGTGATGCTGAGTTAGAACTGATATACTTGTATTCGATACCACTAGATGAATCAATCCAAATATCATCTACATTAGGACTTGTTGGTGCTGTATCTTGTGAGTATACAGTCGCCTTGGAATTTGCTGAGGCAAATGCTGAGTTTGCTTGTGTGAATGCTGCATTAGCATATAATGCTGCTGAGTTAGCTATACCAAATGCAGAATTGGCGTATGAACCTGATGTGACAGCCTTAGAATCTGCCGTATTTGCTGCTGTGAATGCCGAGTTAGCATAGTTTCCAGCAGTGACCGCTTTACCATCAGCAGTATTGGCTGTTAAGAAGGCAGAGTTAGCGTATGAACCTGCTGTTACTGCTTTACCATCGGCTGTATTGGCTGCGGTGAATGCTGAGTTAGCATAAGAACCTGCTGTTACTGCTTTACCATCAGCAGTATTGGCTGCGGTAAATGCTGAGTTAGCATAATTTCCAGCAGTGACTGCCTTGCCGTCAGCTGTTGCTGCATTGGTAGTTGCTGTATTTGCTTGAGTGTATGCTGAATTAGCATATGAACCTGCTGTAACAGCTTTACCATCTGCTGTGGATGCATTGGTAGTTGCTGTATTTGCTTGTGTATAGGCAGAATTGGCATATAGACCAGCACTTAATGCTTTACTATCAGCAGTATTCGCTGCATTGAATGCTGAATTGGCTTCTAAGAAAGCACCATTGGCATATAATGATGCTGAATTAGCAGTACCAAATGCTGAGTTAGCATATGAACCTGCTGTTACTGCTTTACCATCGGCTGTATTGGCTGCTAAGAAAGCGGCGTTAGCATAAAGCGCAGCAGAGTTAGCTGTACCAAAAGCAGAATTGGCGTATGTACCAGCCGTGACCGCTTTATCATCAGCAGTATTGGCTGCTAAGAAGGCCGAATTAGCATATGAACCAGCACTAACGGCTTTACTGTCTGCTGTATTAGCTGATGTGAAAGCTGAATTAGCATAACTTGCTGCAGAATTAGCAGTACCAAATGCAGAGTTTGCTTGTGTAAAGGCTGATGCTGAAGATGTTGATATTGAATTAGCAACATTAAATACAGAATTTGCTTGTACGAAGGCACCATTTGCATATAGTGCTGCAGAATTAGCAGTACCAAATGCTGAGTTAGCATATGAACCAGCACTAACGGCTTTACTATCGGCCGTATTGGCTGCTGTGAAGGCAGAGTTAGCGTATGATGCAGCAGAATTTGCTTGGCCATAAGCAGAGTTAGCATAACTTGCTGCAGAATTAGCAGTACCAAATGCTGAGTTAGCATATGAACCTGCTGTTACTGCTTTACCATCAGCCGTATTTGCTGCGGTGAAGGCTGAATTGGCATAACTTGATGCTGAGTTGGCAGTACCAAACGCTGCGTTAGCCTTTACAAATGCCGAGTTGGCATATGATGCAGCAGAGTTTGCTTGGCCAAATGATGCATTGGCCTGTAGGAAAGCACCATTAGCATATGAACCAGCACTAGTTGCTTTACTATCTGCTGTGTTAGCTGCTGTGAATGCTGAATTGGCATATGATGCAGCAGAATTTGCTTGGCCAAATGCAGAGTTAGCGTATGAACCTGCTGTTACTGCTTTACCATCAGCAGTATTGGCTGCGGTAAATGCTGAGTTAGCATAACTTGATGCTGAGTTAGCAGAATCAAAAGCAGAGTTAGCATATGAACCTGCTGTTACTGCTTTACCATCAGCAGTATTAGCCGCTAAGAAAGCTGAGTTAGCATAAGATTCTGCTGATGAAGAGGCTATGTTACTATAATTTGTACCATCATTAGTAAATTGCCAAGATTTGTTTGCTTCACTCCACAGTAAAGAAGTATTTGTTTGACTACCACGATTGATTTCTATACCAGAATCTAATGTTGGTGTACCAGTTACATTGGAGTTTAATGTAATGATATTATCTTCAACTCTTAAATTTTCAGTATTAGCATAGAAGGTTGTACCAGATACAGTTAAGTTTGCATTAATAACAACATCACCTGTGATTGTACCACCAGATGAATTGAATTTACTATTGGCTGTTGAAAATGCTGAGTTAGCATATGAACCTGCTGAATTTGCTGCGGTGAAAGCTGAGTTAGCATATGAACCTGCTGAATTCGCTGCGGTGAATGCTGGTTCAATTTGTGGCGCAACATTATTTGCCGCTTCAAACGCTGCGTTTGCTTGTAAGAAAGCGGAGTTAGCATAACTTGCTGCTGAGTTGGCAGTACCAAATGCTGAGTTAGCATATGAACCAGTTGTATTTTGTGATTGATATGCTGCGTTTGCTTGTGTGTATAAACCAGATACTAATCTTGATGTTGGTACTGTTGAAATACTTGTTGATGTAGTACTGTCACTTATTGAATTTGAAGATAGTATTTTTGAATATGCTGTAACTACATCACTATTAAATACATCATTAAATTCCCAACTCTTATTTGTTTCATTGAATCTGAGATAAGAATTGGCTGGAGTACCAGTAGGTGCACCATTAGCAGTTCTAAAACCACCAAAATATATTGTTTGGTTTGGTGTTTCAGAACTTAAAACTAATGATGCTGTATTGTATATCTGTTGACCATTAACAACAAAATTTCCACCAACAGAGAAGTCGTGTATAGTTTCAATAGAATCAAATGAACCATGTCCTGTTACAGTCAATGATGAAAGTGTTTGAGCGCCACTTATAATATCATTTGCTATTAGATATACTGTATTTGCTTGTACAAATGCCGCATTCGCATATGAACCAGCCGAATTAGCTGTTGTGAATGCCGCATTCGCATATGAACCAGCTGAATTTGCTGCTGTAAATGCCGAATTGGCATATGATGCAGCAGAGTTTGCTTGGCCAAATGATGCATTAGATTTTAAGAACGCTGAATTGGCATATGATGCAGCAGAGTTTGCTTGGCCAAATGATGCATTTGCTTGTGAAAAAGAAGCATTTGCTGTACCAGAAATTTGTTTTATATCTAAAGTTGAACCATCAGAATTAACGACAGATAAAGAACCACCTGTATTACCTAATGTAATTCCGTCAATATTAATGGAACCTGGACCAACATATAAAGAATGCCAAACTTTGTCTATACTACCCAAATAATAAGTGTTACTTGTTGTTGGTATGACATTCGCCGTCATCAACAAGTCACCAGTCATTGTACCACCTGATTTAGGTACTGCGTTGTTTGCTACACCAAAGGCCGAGTTTGCCTGAATAAAGGAAGCATTTGATGTAATGAAGGCGGCATTAGCTTGAGTGAATGAACCATTAGCTTGTGTAAAAGAACTATTGGCCTGAATAAAAGAAGAATTTGCATAGGATCCAGCAGATGTTTCACCCGTTGTAGCTGTATTAGCGGCATCAAAAGCTGCCTGTGCAAAGTCTTGAGTTGCCAGATAATGACCACCCTGCGTAACACCGTCTTGTAAAACAATCGTGTTTGCTTGGGTATCAGCAATAATTTCACCTACGGCTCCAGTAAACGCTGCAACTTGGGCCGTATTACCTCTTCTGATTTGTAATTGTGTTGACATGTATGAATAATCCGTATACTATTTTTTATTTATGCTAATGCACCACAATCAAATGTGGCCGGTGGAACAACGGCATCATAAATATAACCCAAATCGATAAAAGGAAACCCGCCACCACCAGATGCTGTGTTGGCCATAGCGTAAGCTGCATTCGCCTGAATGAAAGCGGCATTTGCCGTACCTCTTGCATAATCATCTATTGCAGACGTAACACCAGTATTTGCTTTATCGAAGGCTGCCTGAGCGAGTATGTATGCACTGGTATTTGCTTGTGAAATCCAACCTCTTTGACCTGGATTCTCACTATTATAAATTAAAATATCACCATTATTTGCCGTACCCAAATTTGGTTCGGCAGAACTTAAATCCAGAAATTCATATCTACTAGACGAAACATTAGCCGAGTCGGTAACACCTACTCTTCCACTAATTAGTCTTGATTTATTTGTCATGGTTTATTACTGATTTGCTGTTTCTAGATATGACAATATTAATTGACATTGACCATCAGTAGTTCCGCTAGTGGCCTGTATACTGAATGTATCACCTGTTTGTAATATTAATTTACCAGTCAACAAAGATATCGAATCGTTTTTTGGTACTGCAGCATTTTGGATGATAGCGGTATTTGTAGAATCTCTAACATGATTTGCTGTAACATAAATTGTTTCTGTATCAGTTATATTGGCAACTTGAGCCAACAAAACAACTGTTGTGACACCAGCTGGAGTGGTATATACATTTTCCTCTGTTGTTAGAATGTCAAAAGTTGTTGTCTTAAATGTATTTAATGGAATTTGTGCCATTTTATTAACCTTCTAGTGCCAATATGTAAGGAGTCATTTCGGCAAAAAGACTCTTTGTAAATGTTCTTCCGGTAATCGTTGATGATTCTTGATTAATAGTTAAATCAGAAACAGTAAAATTACCACTTTGGTCTGTCGCTGTAGCATATACCGCACCTTCACCTATCACAACAATTTGATTCTCAGAATTTGCCACACCACCTAATCTAGGTATGGCATGTATATCTGTACCTGCACCAACATATTCAAATGTTTGGCCGGATGCTCTCAATTGACTTTGTTGATAGAATGATACACTCGTTCCGTCAATAATAGAATTTGCAATTGGATTATTAAATGTTACTGTTGTGGTTCCGCCAGTAAGTGGTGTTGCTGATGACACAGGATAATATCTACCTGGTTCATCACCATCAATTAACATAATTAATCCCGTATACGGAATTGTTGCTGATATACCCAAATCAGTATTTGCTACAACATTATTTAGGTCTATTGTATAAGATTGTTGATTGGTTGTATTAGCAACTTCAGCAGTCATTGCTAACTTACCTTTACCATTAGCAACTAATCCTTTGTTACCAAAATTAACATTACAGTTGCCCATAGACGCCGTACCACCTGATTCGGCCAAGAATCCTATGTCACAGAAGATACTATACATGGAAACTAACTGAGAGTAACCATCATTCAAAATGTGTATACCTATACCACCAGAATTGACCTGGGTAAATTGAGCAGATATCATACTCTTGTTACCTGTGGCCAAGTCGCCATCAACTTTGATGCCTGTTCCAGTAGTTGTTACAGATGAACTGTTGTAGATGTATGGACTTCCTGTGATGTAGGTAGAATATCTTTTGCTTGCCGATGCTGGTACATCTCTACGTGGAATCTTTAATTCAAATACAGAAAATGTATTTGGTGTCACAGACCATGGAACATCAAGTGTGGCAATATTTGTAGAACCATCATATGCAATAACATTAGACGTTTGGCCAGAACCTGCACCCGATATAATACTTATAGACATACTATTATAATAGTTGTCATATGGTTCTGGATCAATATTGACTAACGACAATGTATGTGATGTTGGTACAGCAAAGTTACCTGTAGCGATTACACGATTTGGAAAAGCGATTGCTGAACCTGTGTAACTTTGGAATTTAAATCCTGTGACATAACTATTATTATTCATCCAGAAGATATCATTTGCCGATGTTTGTGGTTGTATGATACACGTTCTTTCACCTGAACCTTGTACTTGTACATTCTGTGGAATAATAATAGGTGTTTTCTCTACATAGGTTCCAGATGTTACAACCACGGCATCACCTGGACTTGCTGCTGCGATGGCCGCTCTGATGGTTGCCTTGGCAGAACCTGGTGTATCACCCACTAGGTCATCGTTACCATTAGTTGAAACATAATAGGTTTTACCTACAGGTGTGGAAGATATGTCAACAACTTTACCATTACCTAATTGAATGAACATACGTCCATCGTTTAGATTGATTACGGGTTCACCAGGAGTTGTTGTATCAGCAGGTAACACATAACCTGCTGTATTGACATGACTCAGTATTGGTTGTGAGTCAAACTTGATGGTTTTTGTGGTAGTGTTGGCTGTGATATTAACATTGTTTCCGGGAACAATTGATAATATATCTGTAGGAGAACTTGCCAGTATGAGAGAACCGTTGGCATTAACGGTTGCAAAAGAATCTTGGTTATAGATGTATGATAAACCATCCACACCATTTTTATAATACAGTCTTCCATCGGCATAGTTTAAAGCAACCTCACCATGAACTAAATCTACTGGTGTGTTACCTGATACGCCTGATTTCTTTAACTGTATTGATGTGTTTGACATTTACTTAAAAACTTCCGCCGTCCCTTGTTTCGTCTGCAAAAAGAGTTGCCTCTGGTTCAACTGTAATCATTTTTTCAATATTACTTTTCTTTCGCTTCACAGGAGTAGTAGGAATAGTTTTCAAGGTTTCAATCTGAGAATTCAAATCATCAATCGTGGCGTTCTTTTCTTCAACCACTTTTTGAAGTTCAACCAATTGTGTTCTAAAAGTATCCATATGACCTAATTGATGTTTCAATTTATCATATTCGGTACGAATCAAACCTGCTTTGGTAATCTCATCTCTCAAACCAACAATAGTTTTATTCAATTGTTCTATTTCAGAATTTTTAACTGATTGAACCTGCTGTAATTGTTCCGTATTCTTCTTAATAAGTTCATTCACATCATTATTTTTAGTCGCTTGAGTCTGAGAAACTTGTTGCCTTAATTTTTCTATTTCATTATTTTTAGAAGCCTGTAAATCAACAAGTTGTTTCTTTAAACTTTCAATCTCACCATTTTTTGCAGATTCTTTCTCAGATAAAGATTTCTCTTTCTCCAATTTTAAAGATTTGTTTTCATCCAATAATGTTTGGTAACCTTTAGAGACTTCTTCAAAAATTTCAGCATTGACCTTTGCGTTGGCTTTTAGTGAAAGGTTTTGAAGAATCTGGTCATTAAATGTGGATGTCAACAACTCAACATAATATGTACTATACTTTTCCTGACTCATCTCAAACTCCTATTATTAATACATTATATATAATCTCTATTTTAAGCTTCTGGATCACTTAACGATGCTGTAATTGCTCGAGATATTTTGTATTCATATTGTAAAATATTATCATCATCAGATTCACGGAGTGTTGCCTTCTGGCTTTCATAATCCGTTTTGATTGATTGCATTGAAGATACAAACTCAGCAAAAGTAATCGAATTGTCTCTTAACTGAGACATTAAGTTTTCAGCCGATGTTGCTAATTGTTGTGCGGTTGCCATTTTATTTTCCTTTTATTGTTGATAATTAGAATGAACCACCATCCAATGCATAAGAATATCTAATTTCTTTTGTATCGGAGTTGAAGAACATCAAACCATCGTATGTATTATCTTGTGTTTCTGTGTAACGAATTGGATTAACATAGAAACCAGCATAAGCAGGATTTAATCCACCAGTAAGAGTTAAATCGGCATTAAGTGCAATACTTCCTGAAGCCTGATTAGTTTTACCAGCACGGACACCGATAGCGATTGCACCAGCACCTTGACTATTGTTACCAGCTTGGTCACCGATTGCAACAGAGTGTTGATTTTGTTGATAATTACCAGCGTTATAACCAATTGCAACAGATTTTAGTCCTTGGTCTGTATAACCAGTATAAGTACCAATTGCAACAGAGTCAGTAGATTGACCTGTATAAGCAGATTGATAACCAATTGCAACAGACCTTGCACTTTGATTTTGGCTACCAGCTGAATTACCAACTGCAACAGCATTTGCACGTTGATAATAACTACCAGCGTTGGAACCTAAAGCAACAGCGTAGTATCCTTGATATGTTTCACCAGCAGCATTACCGACTGCGGTAGCATAATTGCTTTGATGGTCATAACCAGAGTTAATACCAACTGCAACAGCACTAGTGCCTTGATAAACTTGACCAGCATAAACACCCATAGCTGTTGAATATTCACCCTGATAGGTACGACCAGCACGGCGACCAACAGCAACTGATTGATAACCTTGATGGTCATTACCAGCAGCAAAACCTACTGCAACAGAACTACCATCTTGGTTGTATTCAGCGGCAGCATGACCGATAGCAACAGAGTTTGTTCCTTGGTATGTATAACCAGCATTATAACCTACAGCAGTAGCAAAGTAGTTTTGATTTGAATTACCAGCACTATGACCGACTGCAACTGAATCATAATTCTGATTTAAATTACCAGCGCCTTCGCCGATTGCAACAGAACCACTATTTTGATTTGAACCAGCAGCATCAATACCGATTGCAACACGACCATAATTACTATTTCCATAATCTATATTGTTACCAAGTAGAACACTATTTGCTGAGCAAGCAAGTGCTGTACCCAAATCGGAATATATTGCACCTGTATCGGCCGAAACAGTCCATGTATGTGAACCGTTAGCAATTGAATTTCCTGTTGGTACCAAGTCACTAAATGCACCAAATGTGATTTCGTGTGTAGCAACATTATAGAAGGCGATGTTTGCAGTTTCACCATAATTGAGTGAGTCAACAAACAAACCAGCTTCACCATCAGAGATGACTGTGCCGTTTGCTAATGTGATACCAGAGTTATTGATATTTACATCTGTATAAACAACTTCTTTGGTTGTTATATTGTAAGTAGTAACATTACCGCCGATTGCATTGTTAGCACGGATTGGATCAATATACAGACCAGCATCTTGACTACCATCCAATTCGTCACCAGAAGCATTCAGAACAATAGAATTGTCATGTTGATTATATTCACCTGCGTATTCACCGATTGCGATAGAGTTTGTACCTTGTTGGTAATTACCAGCGTAACGACCAATAGCAACTGCTTTAGTACTTTGTTCATATCCACCAGCAAATCTACCGATAGCAACGGCAGCTTGGCCTTGTGAAGTTTGACCAGCAGAAGCACCAATTGCAACAGCAACAGAACTTTGATTGTATTGACCAGCGTGATGGCCTAAAGCAGTACCTGCCCAACCTTGTGAAGTGTTACCTGCTTGGTCACCAACGGCAACTGCATAAGCGGATTGATTACCACCACCAGCAGAATCACCAATCGCAACTGCGTGGTCGCCTTGATAATCTACACCAGCACCCCAACCCATGGCAACAGAGTAATCACCTTGAGATACACGACCTGCTCTACGACCAACGGCAACTGAATCCCAACCTTGTGTTTGTTGACCAGCCCAACGGCCGATAGCTACACCACTAAATGACTGGTTTGTTTCACCAGCACCAGCACCGATTGCAACTGCGGATAAATCTTGTTGATAGTTACCAGCATGTGCGCCAATAGAAACCGAGTTGCCTGATTGTTGATAGTTACCAGCAAGTTTACCGATAGCGATAGCATTGTAATTTTGTGATTCATTACCAGCATAATAACCAACAGCAATTGCACTATCACCTTGATTAGTTTCACCGGCATATCTACCGAATGAATAATTATTGAGTTCGTTATTAGCATTTAAAACTTTATCACCGTAGACACTCAAATAAATGTCTGTATCATTTACATCAGAGAATAAACCAGTTGTTGTATAGGTATTAAAAGCGAAACCGCCTGTATAACCCATGTCAGCCGCATAGAACTGTTTAGCATACAACGTGGCGCCGTTGGCAGACAAAGCACTTTGTGTAATGATATTAGATGTTAAGTTTTCTTGGTCACCCAGAGCAATATTATCAAACAGATAATAGTCTGATGTACCAGCATTACGAACCAAACCGGTTACAACTGTACCATCAGTACCCTCGTGTTTGCCGTAGAAACCGATATCAAGTACGTCACCAATTGTGTTATTAGCAGCAAGTTCGATTAACGAATCATCTGTTTGATTGATTTGTGATTGTACATACGTTGTGGTACCTTGAACAGTCAAGTTACCAGAAATTTGGACGTCTGTGTTGATATGTTGTGAATCGCCTTCTGTATTCGCTCGAACAACAGTAGTATCAACATCAAAAATTACTTCATTACCACTAATTGTGGTTGTGATACCAGAACCACCATTGAAAGTAAGTGTGTCTGTTAACAGATTGATAGTGTTTGGACCACCAGAATCACCATCAACAGTCAGGTTTGTAACAAGACCTGTAAGAGCAGAACCATCACCAATAAAGTAAGCAGCAGTAACATTACCTGCGGCAAAGTCACCATTACCATCTCTGATTACTAGTGTGTCTGGTGTATTGGCGGATGATGCTTGGTCAATAATATTGGTATAGTATTCACCACCAATTTTATAGTAACCAGCACCTGTAGCAGTATTAGCACCAATAAACAGGGTATTGGATGCATATGAATATGCTAACTCACCTATATGTAAATTACCAGGTGTGGTATTTGCTAAGGAGCGTTTAATGAAGATTTGTGTATTGGATGCCATTTTCTACCCTTATTATTATTATTTTGTAGATTTTTGTTATTAGTCTGGAGCGCCGACCATTGCGACAGCATTACAGATTGTGTGCCATGCATCGTCATTCTTGCTACTCTTATTCAAACCAGCCACCTGAGGAACAACTTGTGAATTCATAGAATCTTTGAATTGTTGCAAAGTGATTGATTTGGCTTCGTATTGGTCAACCAATGACTTGGCTGTTGTAGCTAAAACAACCATTGGATCTGATGGATTATGAGCGTATGTCATTTTTAGTCCCTTTTATTATTATCGTTATTCTTCTATTTATTAAAAACTGCCACCGTCAATTGGATTAATTACATTAGCAATATAACCCTCACCAGCAATAGCGATTATCCCATTAGCATTGTTACCAATATATAGTGTGTTTGACGTAAATGAATATGCCATTTCACCATCATGTAGTGTGTTTGGTGCATCATTATTATAAGAACGGAGAATCTGAATAGTAGTATTTGCCATCAGAAAAATCCTCCATCTACATCATTTATAACTGGAGTAACTGGAGCTACATAAAAGTTATTATTCGCAGAATTATAGACAATTACATCACCCGTGTTTGCACCAAGATATTGTAAATCGGTAGAACTTTTTAATGATTTAATACCATAAGCAATATTACGGACCGTTGGTCCTAATTGATTACCAACTTGGACTTTAATGGTATTAATTGGATTTGCTGGCATTTATGACCTAAAATACAGTAACTTGTGGTATAACGTTAATAATACCCTCTAAAACTCTAGTTACAGTATTTCCTGATGTGGTATCTTTAATTACCACATCGTATACATAACGTCCTGGTGTAATATTAACTGTATTTGCTGAAGGTATATTCAAACTGATAATACCTGATGTTGGATCTTGTATAGTTATGTTGAAATGTTCAGTTTCGTTTTTGGAATAATATGATTTCCTAATTTGACTTTTGGCTAAACAACCAGTCAAATCATAGGCGTCACCATTCACATCATCTAAAGTGATTGATGTGTTAAAATCTGTACCTTGTTCAAGGAAGAGTTCTGTGTATGCGGCCGACATAGTTTATTATTATAGTTATCTTATATTTAGTCTAGGAGTGGATTGACTTTTTGGAATCCTGAAGCTGTCGGAGAAAATTCTTGGGCCGGAACGCAAAATTTCGAAATTTTAGGATTGTCTTAGTGCTCTGACTTCTTTAGTCAAATCTCTCAATCCTTGCAATACGAGAACGGACAACAATTCATAATTAATCGCATATATCTTATCAAAACCAGTATTTTCGTCTAATGGCGTTGTTTCGTACACCAACTCAGGAAACTTTTGCATCAAATCTTGAGCCATAAGACCAATCATTTGTTGATTTGGTCTGGTTTTGTAATTAAAGTAATAAGTAGACAACTGAATTAAGTCGTCCAAAATGTCTTCCAATGGTACTAGGTTTTCTTTTAGTCGTTTATCAGAAGTGTTATAATAAGCAGTAATATTACTTGTTGCACGAATCTCACCAGCAGTACCCGTAGCAGCCGTACCAACACCTATAGAATTATGTTGTACATTTGAACCTGTTGCAACTGCTTGATCCATTGAATATGGTAATCTTGCAGCAGCTAATGTACCAGAAGTAATATTAGTTGCATTTGTCGTGTCTGTTGTGGCTGATGTGGCCAAACCAGAAACAGCACCAGAAGCAATTGCGATTGCCACAGAGTTTGCTGATGTTAGACGACCTTGTGCATCAACAGTAAATCTAGATACGTAACTTGCTGAACCGTATGATGCGGCTGCAACTGATGTAGTCGCCAACTGAGAAGCAGTCATCACACCAGTTATTTTTGTATTAGCAAGAGATGTTATCCAAGATGGATCAGCGTAAGAACCATTCACATAAACACCATTAGTTACTGTACCAGCATTGCCTCCAGCATTACCTGTAATATTTGTAGTCAAAGTACCAGAACTATTTGCCAAATTCTGTACATATGCTGTCGTTGCCAGAGCTGTATTTGATGTACCAGCAGCCATCGTAGTGGCGGTGACTGGTTGACTGAATGAAGCACCAACAAATGTAGGTGAAGCAGTTGTTCTCAAATCTTGAGGATCACTAATTGCAAAATTATTAGCGCTTGTCGCAACAACAGTTATACCATTATTACTTGAGAAAGAAATGACACCAGAAGTTTGTGAAACTGAACCTGTAGTACCAACAAATGTATTTGCAAATGTGTTTGCCAATGCAAAAGATGCGTTGGCCTTGAGGAATGCAGAATTGGCATAAGATGCGGCCGAGTTGGCTGTACCAAATGCTGAGTTAGCATAACTTCCTGCTGAATTAGCATTGCCAAACGCAGAGTTAGCATATGTGCCGGTTGTGTTCTGTGACTGGTATGCTGCATTTGCTTGAATGAAAGCGCCATTAGCATACAAAGAAGCACTATTTGCTTGAGCATATGCTGAATTGGCATATGTACCTGTCGTATTTTGTGATTGATATGCTGAATTGGCTTTTATAAATGCTGCGTTTGCTTGTATAAATGCTCCGTTAGCATACAATGAAGCACTATTTGCCTGAGCATATGCTGAATTGGCATATGTACCAGTTGTGTTCTGTGATTGATATGCTGAATTTGCTTTTAAGAATGCTGAATTAGCAGAAGAACCTGTTTGATTTGCCAGATAATCTTCAGTAATGATACGAGAATAAATGTTACCTGTTACATCAAGTGTTTCCCAATACAACAAAGGTTCATTCCAGCGAAGTGCTGCATTTGCACCAGAAGAACCTCTGGCCACTTGTAAATAACTGGTAATACCAGATATTGCATCACTACTTAATTGGAAAGTATTTGAAGCATAAACTGTTGTACCAGTAAGTGTAAAATTGCCGTTAACGGTTAATCCACCACCTTGTACTTGTATACTATTAACAAATACAGCTGCATTGTTTGCATCAAGTTTGTTACTAACAGTAAGTGTTGGTATTGTTGCGCTAGTATTGGCTGTAATTATATTACCCAATATAGTTGGTGCACTAATTACATTGTTTGCTTGAATGTCATTAGAAATTACGCTATTCGAAACAGAAATAATTGGAGTATTAATTGAAGTATTTGCTTGTAATACTTTTGTGAATGTTGTACCAGTTACGGAAGCCGTAGCTGTGTTAGTCGATGTGTTTGCTTGCAATACACCAGTTAAAACAGATGTATTTGCTTGTACTTTATCAACATAAGCAGACTGTGTTACACTAGAAGTTTGTGTATTTGTTGATGTATTTGCTTGCAATACACCAGTTAAAATGGATGTATTTGCTTGTAATGTACCAGTCAAAACAGATGTGTTGGCTTTTACTGTACCAGTTGCAACAGATGTGTTAGCTTGTATAATACTAGTTAAGATAGATGTACTGGATTGTAATGTATCGGTTAATACAGAAGTATTTGAAGTTAATGCACCAGTTAAAACAGATGTATTTGCCTGTAATGAACCTGTAAGTACATTTGTGTTGGCTTGTAATGAACCTGTAAGTACATTTGTGTTGGCTTTTAAAGTACCAGTTACAACAGATGAATTGGCTTGTACAGTATTTGTTACTGTATTATAAGCAATCGTAACATTACCACCAACATAAGCAGAATTTGCAACATATAAACCGATATTTGGTCCTTGTGCAATCAACAAACCATTAATGTTTGCTTGACCAGAGTTTGTTAATCCTAAAGTTGTATTTGAAAAATAAACTTGACCATAAACTGTCAAATTATTATCAACGGAAGCTGATGAACCTGGACCTTGAACGAGAAGTTCTTTTTGAACAACCACAGTTCCATTTGATTGTAATGCATTTTTGGTTGTTTCAGAAAGATAAATTGTACCCGTATCTTTTGTATAATCACCTTTTGCTAAAGTATTGTTTTCACCAATAAGAGCATCTGTCGCAATCATCCATTGACCAAATGTATTGGCATAACTTATAGTTGATACTGTATTTGCCATTTTAACCTTTTTCTATTAGTTTTACCATCAGTTTTTTAATATCTGATATGTCGTTTTTGATACTATCAATTTCCATTCTGAACTTATTTATTTGTTCTTTTTGGATCTCAGCATGTTTTCTTTTTGCTTTATATTCTTCTGCACCAGAAAAGTCCTTGTTAATCAAGGCCATTGTTTCTGTATCACGAACTAATTTTGTTCCACTTATTGGTACTAGTGCCATAATTATACTGATGTATTAACATTAGATGGTAAAGCAATCACACGTAAATCATTTGCAAATGGTACATATGTGTGGTCAGAACTTGTCAATACCACTTTAATCGCAAATTGACTGAAAGAACTGTAAGTTTGACCTGTTGTGCTTGTATATGTCACATAACCTTGGTCAACACCAGATGTTCCTGGTGCAAAAACAAATTCATATGTATCATTTCTTGTCTGTGAATATAATGAACCAGAATTGTTAATTTTAGTCATTAACTGCCATGAACTATCACTAAATTGTTGCGTATCGTTTCTGTTCAAAATCTTGTAATATACGTTGATATCTGTATTAACCGGACGATAAGCAGTTAAATAAACATTCAAGTCACCAGAATCGAATGTTGGATCCAAGACAACTTTCTTGGTTACATATTTAGCTGATGCATTACCACCATTCTTAGATGTTTCACCAGTTACAATAACTGATGCACCAGAACCTGCCATACTAGAATCTGTAACTGTAATAGTTGGTGTGGTAATATAACCAGCACCATTACTTGTCAGATACACAGATTGTATAATACCACCAACAATGTTGGCCGCTGCATATGCTTGAGAAGCACCAGAACCCGTTGGTGTAGATACGGTAACTGTGGTAGTAGCTGGATTGTAGTTTGTACCACCAGAAGCCAATGTAATTACAGAATTTGACAATTCTGCATTGTTGATATTCCATTTAATACTGTATACAGAAAGACCAGCATCTGAAATAACAGGACTCACCGCATCATCTGCTGTACTTAATTGAGCATATAATGAGAATGATGTATTGGAGTTGGCAATTAATATACGTTCACCTTTACCATCAGACAAATAAATGTCATCATTTGTTGGTGTACCAAATTTACCAGGATTAATATTTGTCGTTCCAGCAGCTGTACCACCAACTAAAGTTGCATTATATGTATAACCAATTCCAGTTGTTGTTGGTAAGAAATCTGTTGTGGTAATATTAAACGCATCAACTAAAACATCGGTTGTTGATATGGTTTCTGTACTACCAGAAAGATTGTTAGCATTTAAATAATAATTGATACTTTGGTCAATTAGTGTTCTTTGTGGTAACTTGTTTGGTACAACATATTGAATCGTTGGTGTTGATTTACTAAACACACAACGGTCAACGACAAACATTAAACTTTGATTTTGGTCAACAGTCCATGTTTGTGAGTTCTGTGAAGTAAATAATCCACCAGTATATGGAGCACCAGAAATCTTAGTGATTGAAGATGGTTGTACAAAGTTTGTATTTGTTGAACCATCCGGATTCTTTGGTGGTACATTTGATACTGAAGATGACAATGCTGTATCACCATTGGATGCTGTCCACAATGTATACTGATTTGAGTTTGATTTCAAAATAAAAGCATACAATGTACCAGGTTGAATATAAACTGGTGCTGAGAATGTAAATGTTGTAGTTGCTGTCTTATCCAAATATTGTGGAGCAGCAGAAACATTCACCATATCAGGTGTTAATGAAACAACGGAATGGTCTAATATGTTTCCATCTGGATAACCATTTTGTGTACCAACGATAGATAATTTGATTGGTGAACCATCAGTTGTTGGTTTTGAAGCAAAGAAGAATGATACTGAATTTAAGAACATTCCGTTAGGAAAGTTTGTTTTATCAACAATAAATGTCTGTGCAACAGGATCATATGGATCAAAATTATCAGCAATCAATACATTATGACGATAACGTGTTGAAGTGAATGTTCCCTTAGCGCCTGATGGCGAAGCGGAATAATCTATTGTTTGTGCAGTTGTTTGTAAACCTTCTGCGTAATAGATGCCTTCTGCATAAGTTGTTTCTGTTCCAAGATTATTATTGATTCTGTTATCGATACGGAGAGTTCTTTGTCCATTATGGAAAGAATTGGCAGGTAAATTAAACACACCATAGATTGAACCTATTTCATCCGTATTGAATGAACCGATAGAATAGATATCATCATTAGCTGTGGCAAAACCTGTTTCTAAAGTTATTGTTTTTGTAACTCCATTGTAAGCAGCAATATTTGATGATTGTCCAATACCTGTACCAGCACACACATAGAATGTGTTACCATTATAATAGTTGTTAGCTGAAGAAGCTAAAGGACTTAACTGAATTGTTGTATTATTTGCCGCATTGATAATTCTTCCCGCAACATGTGAACTCGATACGAGAGTTCCAAATGCTGTATTTGAAGTATATGTACCAGAAGCATTAAATCGTCCGTTTTGAATTACTCCATTTGTAGTGTATGTTGTGGTATGTTGGTCAGCAGCAACATACAATCTTGTATTAGTTGATCCAACGTACACACCGACAACTCGAGCCGTAGGTGTAAAAGTGCCACTTGAATAGTAACCAATAATATCACCTTCATTAAAATCACCAACTACACCAGTTAATTCTATGATGTTGGCTTTACGGATATAATTATTTACATTGATATTATCAAAATAATAATTAACGGATGTATTAAACAACATACCACGGCCTCGAGCAACAATTTGTTGTGGTCTCATCCATGGCAAGATTGAAACATCGGTAATATAACCATTGTTCAATGCATATGCACCAACTTGGTCGTATGCACCAAATGTATTTGTTTGTGCTTGTGATCCGTATGTTGCTGTTTCTGTATAACCAATATCATAACTACCATAATATTGTGAATCTTTTGGAAGATATGTGTTTTTGAATCTTCCGTGATTTTCAACATCTCTCTTTGTAGTATATGTTGTTCCTGGAATAGTTTTCCAGTCACCATTTGTCATCTGGTTAATATTATTACTTGCTTGGAAAACTTGTAGATTTGGATCTATAACCAACAAAGCAGGAGAATAATTTGTATCGACCCAATTATCTACGTTAGGTGATAGAGAAATATAACCATCTTTCAAACTAAACGAAAATGGATTTACGTTAACAGTACGTGAAGCAAACTTCTGAGAAATTACATTTGCTGTTGTATATGGCAATGTAAAATAATTTATGTCACCATCTGTGCTTATATCATAGCCTAAATTGATAGAACTATCAATATTATTCATATTGTATGCTGTTGCCAAAGATTTCAATGGGAAATTTTGTACATTTTGTGTAGCAGTCATTACACGGTCACGGCGATTAATTGTTACCTTGAAATCGTTGTTAGGTGTATCTGCTGTAGCAAAGCTAGAAAAATCATCAACAAGAATACCATTCTTAAATCTATTCAAACCATAAGAGTCTGAAATCTGTAAAGAATTGGTTTTTTGTTCTAATAAATTCAATGAAGCGTAGTATTCAATATTGTTAATTCTATTTTCAAGACCAGCAATATCTTGCATTGTATAACGCTTGTGTTTCACTTTGTCAATAGACAAATCAGAGATTGTTCCTGATGGTGATTCCGTTGGAATATAACCAGTATATGGTCTATGTGTCAGATTAGCAATGACCAACGAACCATCTGGTTCTGTAGGTATCAATGGATTAACAGAAGGAGAACCTTCAATAATTTTGAAACTTCTATCTTTAGTTAATACCAATTTGTCTTTACGGCCAAGATAATACGTGTAATCGGTTGTGAATGTAGAAAGGTCTGTAGGAATAAACACACCATATCTACTATCACCAACGTTATATTTAAATTGGAACGTTGTGGTTGCATTTAAACGAGCAGGCCTAAAGTCAATTGAATCACGGAATAGATATGTTGTACCATGTTTACTAACATATGATGGAATATTTTGATACGTTTCTGGTTTTTGTGAATTCAGATATGACGATATTGCAAAGTAACCATCGCCACCAGTATGTTGATAATAATTTACAAATACCAGCAAATTACCTTTAGGTTGCGCTGCACCAGGATTTAATGTAATTGAAGCGTGGTCGTAATGACTATCTTGTTGTCCATTATTAAATGTGTAATTTCTTGTTACATCATATGTCGAATTCGTCAACATAGACAAGTTTGGTACTGTACCAGAATCTTTTGTATCAATAATTTTAACAATTGATTTTACATCAGACAGATACAAACTCTGTTTTGAACCAGGCGTAACCAATCCAGCATGTTGGATGTAAATTTGACCTGTTGATGTTAATGAAGTGTCATCAACATAGGTGTATGATGCAACTTGAGTACCATCTATTTTAACAACAGATGTATTTGCAGTAATTAAATTTTTGTATTTCAATAGATGACTTGAATCATCCGCATTAGTTACATATACTTTTTCTAAAACTGTGGCAGTGAAACCAAAACCACCAGTATTTGCTAACGGAATACTTAATGTGGCTGTTACTGAGTCCGAGCTTATTTTGACTGTTCCACCCAAATAAGTCCAAGGAATAACTTGGCCATCAGTAAATGAAGAAGAACCTGAATTTGTAACAACAATTAAGAAGTTTTGTTTGATAACATCCGCACTCAATCCACTAGGAGAAGTTGAACCCAAGTGTTTAATTACACCAGCATAACTACCGGAATATACAATATCTACTGATGCAACGCCGCCACCAGCTCCAAACACAACACCACGATTTAATTGCTGTGTGTTGTATGATGCATTTTTAATTGAAGCAACATATGGAGCACCAACATTATAAATTAATTCTGGTGCAGCTGTATTTTCTAAAATAGTTTCACCAGTAGAGACACCACCAACACGACCAGTTGAATTGATATTTGCATATCCTTTAATTGTCGCTGGATAAGAAGTTTTATCGGCATATACAATAGTATCAACATCTTTGATATCAAAATTCAACTGAAATACAGAAGATGTATCTGGTGTAACTGTCCAGTTTTGGTTAACAGTTGCAACTTTAGTTGTACCATTATATGATGTAATTGTTCTGAAATCACCAGCACTCGTACCGTTACTGATAGAGATATTCACACCAACATATGATGTATTAGAATCAGAATATGTATTAGGAAAAGTAACTGTATTCGTTGTTGCTGAAACTACATTAGCAGATAAAGTGGCATTTTGAATATCACTTACGAATGCTCTATACACATATGTGTTTGCATCCGAATCACTTGTATTGTGGTCATAAACAAAATTACGAATATAACCAGTTGCCACAACGGTAGAATTATATGTTGCGGCACTATAGGTATTAGCATTTGCTGCTGTAACACAATGTAGGTCAATTGGCTGAGCTGTGGTTACGTCAAAGAACGTACCGGAAGCACCACCACGTACTGTATCTACATAAAAGTAAGATCCGTAGTCGATGAATACTGGTGTGTTATTTTGTGACTCTGTGGTTCTTGCACGGTTAGATACCAAATCCACATTTGTGGCATTCTGAATTCGGTAACCATGTACATATGCCAAACCTTTACCAACAGTTAATGTGTATGTGTTGGCTGATGGGTCTTTAGATATAGGCGTTGTTCTTGGTGTTAACTTGTAATCTTCAACAACATAATCACCATTAGTTTCATAATCACGTTTAGCAAAGTAATCGTCAATAACATTGTATACAGAACCATCAAAAAGATTTGAAATACTACCATTTGTTATACGAACTAACTCAACAAAGTTTTGGTCATCACCAAGTTCTACTGGTCGAGTGTCCAAATATAAAGCAATCACATAACGGTCAGCACCTGGAGCTTGATAATTTGATGCGCCGACAGCAGGATCCAATAAAGAAGTATCATTAATATAATCGTAAACAGTTTCTGTAATAGTTAAACCAACTCTTTTGGATGGACTATTATTATATTTTTCCAAAATAATTGTTGATGGACTAATTTGTACAAAATTACCTAAGATGTAAAATACACCTTGAGAAATTGATGCCACGGACGAAACACCTGTAGCTGCTGTTGTAATTGCTTGTACTGTTAAATTGCTTGCGGTATCATATATGATATCACCGTCTTGGAAATGATTACCTGATTTATAAGAAAGAATTAATGTTGGTGGGTCACCAAATGCACCACTACCTGTAGCTACAGCAACAGCAATAACTCGAGCAATAACTGTACCAGTTGCGTTTTTAACTAATTTATTTTCTAATAATTTTACGTCAATAGCAGTACTTAAATATGTCGCTTGTAGTTTAACATAATAACAATTAAAATTTGTTGTGACTTGGCCACCAGTAACAGGTGAATTTTGTTTGAAAATATTATCAGCAAACTTTGTAACTTGGTCTTGTAAAATTGTCTGAGCCTGAGTTAATTCTCTGGCTTGAACTGCACGACCAGGTCTAAACAAAATACGATGAAAGTTTTTTGCTTGGTCAAAATCATCGTAGTATGGATCAGCAGCTGCTAATTTATCGTAACTCATTTTTTTCCTTTTAGTAACCTAATACCAGTCTAACTTGTTCTATACCATCAGGACTTCTTTGTATTCCTGACCTATTTTCTACAAAAACAACATAACCCGAAAGAGCTGAGTAATCTGGAGTGCTATATGACAACAATGTTCTATTTGTTTTTGGTATATTTCTGACGGGAGCATTCGTTGTTGGTGTTCCTGTTGTATTTATTAGCCTTAAAACATTGCTTGCTGTGTTGAAACTCAAAACTGTTGCAGTAAATGTTGCATCATCAATATTATCATTTGGTCCCTGAAAGACTCGTTCATCTTGTACATATGTGCCAAAGCCAGCAGCAACAAGAAAATCTGTACTTATACTGTAAATTTCATTATTTGCAGGTAAAGCGAATGGAATACCATTATTATCTGCTTCTAATTTACGACCTCTGGTTGTTGGATTAATAACTATACCAATCTGGTGATAATCTATATCTGTTGGTATAATACCATTTTCTGAGCCAGTAAATTCAGAAGTAAACATAATGTGAGAACAACCAAATTCTGATATAGGATCAAAACCATGTCCACCAACTGGCGAAGTCGCAGCTTCAATAACAGCGTTTGAACCAGAAGCTGAGATAATTGATACATTTGCATATGTATAATTTGAACCTGGATTTACAACTGTGATATCAGTTATCATCCCATTATCTACATTAGCCACGTTGGCTGAAGCTCCTGTTCCATCACCCGTAATTTTAATTGTGATTATAGAATTTGCTGGGTCATAACCAGATCCACCATTTATAACATTTATAACATCTAAACTACCAGCGCCAGCTGGTGTTACTAATGGATTAGGAGTATTAGCACCAACTGAAATTGGCATCCAATAATTATCCATAAATTTTATCTTTAAACCGGTGTCGATTGTATAGATATATTTCCATTTATATCCATCTGTACCGATGAATATATTGTTAGTGCCATATGTACCAGGTTCGAAGAAAGGTTCTACTGTTGATGGTAGGTCATTATTGTTCCAAAGGCATTTAAAGACTTGGTCATATTTATTTCTAACATAGAAATGGTGAATGAGTAAACCATTTTCATCCAATTCAATCATATCAATATCATCTTGGTAATGTTCGTAAACAGTACCAGAAACCCAATCTATTCTTTCAATGACTGGTGAAATATCACTAGCTGTCATCTTTTTGGCCACAAACATACTTTTTTGAACTTGTTTTATATACTTAACATCAGCTTGTGGTTGTGCAGGATTATTATCATCTTCCCAAGGAAGAACTTTGGATAAGAAACAATATGTTGTGCCTAAAGGAACTGCCATCAAGGTTACGCCGTCAAAAGGCGGAACTACAGCTTGAGGAGAATTATATACTAATTCTATTTGAGTTATTTTTGCACTAGTTGTGAGTATGTTTTTATTTGCCATGATTTATTTATCTGTGTTTAACCGAAAATACTATTTCCATAAATTATTACTTGAGGAGAATTGGCAGTTAATGTACCAGGAACAGAATCAAAGTAATAATAGTCTGTAAGTGTGACCGAACTTGTCAATGAATTTGAACTTTCAACTTGTGAAGTTATTACAACTCCATCGTCAGTTGTAAATGTTATAATTGTATTTGGATATGACGTATCAAGTACATCAACACCATTCATATCATGGAATTCAATAATATTATTGTAACCTGTATTTCCAGAAGGAGATTGCATTGTTACGTATGAATTTACATCATCTGTATAATAAGATAATGGATATGCTGTATTTACATCTATATTACCAGTACTTTTAAAGTTTTCATTTGCCTTTAAAACATATCGACCTAAAACTTTCATACCAGTTGGATGTAATAAATTCAATAATACATCACGATACTTTGCAATTTCTTTTTCTGCCGTGATTTTGTATGTGAAATTATTATAAATCGAATCTTGTAAAACATCATAAGAACTTGGATGTCCTTGTGATGTTAGATATTGTCCTTGACTTACAACAAGACCATTTAAGAATGATGCATTAGCTTTTGCTGTACCGTCACCATAATTTTTATAACCATTTACAGTATATGAAGGATCATATTGAAAATTGGCCATATTCATATGAATGTTACGGTCGATATTTAATTGTTTAGTGGGGTCTGGATTTGAATTGTTGTTAAAAACTCTAAGTTGATATAACGACAATGTTGGATCATTATCAACATTTAGTGTTGTTATAGAATCTACTGTCGCCAAATATGAGGCAACATTAGTGTTGGCACCTTGATATATTGTTTCGCCTCTTTCTGGTAAGATACCTATAGAAACATTTGACACAACAATATCTTGTACTTTTAATGAAACATTTGGTGTTGAAACATAATCCTCACCGTTATCAACCAAATTAATTGTTGTGATTGAACCTGCACGGTCTACAATAACTGAGAATGTAGCACCATCACCTAAAATTCCTGGAACATAAAGACTTGCACCAGATGCTTGTACGTTTGCTGAGTTTACTGTTACAGAAGGCAATATTGATTTTGAATAACCCATGCCACCTAAAGGATAATCTGGAGTTGTACTCAACACATATGAAACATTTGTGATAGCACCATTGGCATCAACAGTTCTCACATTTGCTCTTGCACCTAGGCCGTTACCGCCAGAAAATACAATTACATCATTTGCTTGATAACCATTACCACCATTGGTAATTTGTATTGGTGCTAGTATACCAAGTGACGATAGTGAAACCTGTGTTTCAATGTCTGTTTGATAATTAGATGTTGCACTAATTTGAGGTATCTGTGTGATACCAGAACCACCAGCAACAACAAGAACGGAAGATATTGGATAAGTTGTATATGATGTAAATGTGAAAGCATCCGCTAAAGTAGTATTAGCATCTGAAACTGTAATGTTGGAGAAATAATAATTTGAATCTCCAATTAAAATGTCTTTTTTCAAACTTATGGTATCAATTGGAAGAAATGCTACATTGGATATGTATCTGTAATCAGGATTAACTGTGGCTACAACTGCATTAGCACCTGGTCCATTTGTAATATTAATTACTGTATTTGGTGAAAATGTATATCCAAAACCTCCATCAACAACAGTTATACTTTGTATTGCGCCAGCTGTAGTTTCTCCAACAACAGCCGTTGCACCAATACCTGTATTTGAATTCAATCCATTATATACAATAACTGGATCTCCAGGTTGATATAACAAACCTCTATTTTTTGGATCAATTTTAATTTGACTAACTTGACCTACAACTTTTGCTTTAAGTGGTTGACCATCAAATAAAATATCTTGATTGTTGTTATCAACAACTCTAACAATTTCACCAGACTCAAATAAACGTTCGATATTTGAAATGAAAACTTCAGTCTTTAATCCTGAGATTACTGAATTTTCTACGGTTGCAATAGATTTAGTTGTTTCACCAAATAATCTATAATTCTGTATATTTAAAAAGTTTTTATTTGTCGTTGCTAATTTCAATGATTTGGCAACATACCATGTACCTGATGAAGCTTTAAGTACAGCATCTTTAGTATAGAAAACATCAAACTCTGAGTTGTAAAGTATTCTAAAAAGAAATTGATAAGATGCTGGTGTACCTTTAGTTTGGTATAGTTCTCTGGCAACTTTAACTGCTTGTTGTTTGTCAATTAAAATATCTTGTGGAAAATATGGCAAAAAATCATTGGTAAAATAATCCAAAAATTCATCAGTCGTTCTGTCAATATCTTTGTAACTTAAAAGATTTTTGGTTCTCTCTGTTACTTCACCATTTTGTTCCATCCACTCATAATAGGCAGCCAGAAACAATTTAAAATTCGCATAATCAGGATTATCCCGAACGAATTCGGGTAACTGTGAATCAATTAACAGTGATGTTTTTTGGTCGTTTGTTATCATGCTGTTTTGGCAGTTACATTTACAACGATTGCATTTGGATCATATGGATCAATTGTGATGATTCTATTATATGAAGATGAAATAATTGTTGTGGTTGGATTGGCAGTCACAGTTAACTGACCTAGGTCATTATTAACCTGAATAGGACCAAAAGAATTTAATGTGATAATACCTTCAACATAATCAATTGTTCCAATGTTGTTATTGAAAACAGTTTTGACATTTTGTGTGTCGTTGTAATAACTTCTGAGTGTACCATAACGACCTTGTAATGTCGGCACACCAGCACCTAACAGACCGGTTGTATCACCAGGAGCTGCAGTAATTTGTACAATTGCACTTGTGTAACCTGAGCCAGTAGTTAAAACATTAATCTTTTCGATATGACCTGAACTGGTTATAACTGCCTCAGCAGTTGCGCCTGTGCCGTCACCTAAAATTGTAACTGTTGGTGCATATTGATAACCAAAACCAGGATTAATTAGAGATACAGATTCAAGTCCACCAGTAGATGACGGAACTTCTTCAATATAAATGCCATCAATTATATTTGCCAAATTAATTGGGTCTCTGAATTTAACAGAAGGTGTGCTTGTTACACCACTCTGAAACATTCCACGTTCTAATGGCACACCATAATATAAATTATAAGTTGATGGTGTTGTTAAGTTTGGATAAAACTTTTTCTGTACCTTAATTGATATCTCATTTGTAATAATTGAGTTATTTACCGAAGCAATTGCTTTTGAAAAATCTGTTGCAGAAAATGTTGAATTGAAAGTATTTAAACTAGTATCAGCCAAATTTCTTATCGCTGTTCTAATAGAACTTTCTATTTGACCAGTTGTTAAATTTGTTTTCTTTGAATCATATAAAACATTTGCTGTTACTTGAATATACGTATAGTCTGGGTCAACAATAGTTGGTTCCACAGTCATAACAGAAATTGGTTTTATGATATCATTAATCAATCTTTGTTTTTGTGTGGCAGTTAAGGTATATGCACCAGCTGGTTTGATAGAGATAAACACCTGACCATATACTGGCGTTTCATTTTCTTGTCCACCCCAAACATTAACTGCACCAATTGGATAACCAGCATCATTTTGTTGAATGGCAGTAATATAATCTTCTTTGGTAACTGCACGTTTCTGTGCAGCATATGCTTTAGGTGCATGAAATTGAATTGATTGTATTGATTCTCTGTCTGCACCAGAATTTGTTGCTTCAATTGGATTAATTGTGGTGTTTGCGTAACCATTTATAGAACTCAATAGAACAAAACTGTTTGCACCAGCTGCAGCAGTTCCATCTGTTACAATATATGAAATTCTTACTAAATTACCATTTGTTAATTTTTTACCTAAAACATCATCACCAAAATAAATTTCATAGTTACCGGATACACTCTCTTGTATAAAATACACAAGTGAATTATTAGTCAAAGACATGTAATTTTCAGCAGCATTATAGATTTCATATGCCGTGTTTATAGATGATTCTTGTACCAAAACTTGTATAGTTGTGGTGTCAACATTTATATCTGGTATTGTAAATTTTGATTTTGGATTTGAACTATTATCAACAGTAAATGACAAAGATGTTGCAATACCTTGTTTCAACGAAATTTCTGAAAATGTTGCGGTGTTATTAATAACTTGTACAGTTTCAGCTGTAGGTGTAACAAAATTATAGTTCTTACCATCAATTGCTTCAGATATAAATGCTGTATATTTTGGAAGTGTTAATGTTGAATCTGTTACTTCATTTACAGTTAAAGTGATTTTAGATTCAGCTGCTCTTTGTGATTTTGGTATATAATTCAACAATTTGGCGTGAGATACAACAGAACTTCTTTGGATTGCTGTATCCAAGAACATTTCATTGGCCACCATGTTCAAGTAATAAGCGTTGTATTGTGTATTATAAGCAAGAATGTCCAACAAAGTAGAAAGTGCAGAACCTTCATAATTGTAATCTTTTAGTGTATCTTGTGATTGTAAAAACGTTTTTAGATTATTTTTGATTGTATTAAAATCTAAATCCGTCATCTGAATTTGTGAATTAGCACCAGCCATTTTATCTATTTCTCTCTAAAAGAATTGTTGTTGTTGTTGGTAGTGTTGCGTTTTCTATGTAAAATGTTATGGAAACATTATAAGCATTTTTTTCTGGTTGTGATGATACGTTTACACTTTGTAATGTGGCTCTAGGTTCATAAGTGGTTATTATATTCTTTATCATAACTTCTAATGTAGAAGCTACTGAACTAGATATGTTTTCAAATAATAAACCAGCAATCTGAGAACCTAAGTCTGGATTGAAAAGTCGGTCATAATTCTTAGTATTTAACAGATTTCTGATAGAACGTGTTACAGCCTGAGTATCATAACTTAGCGCAACATCTGCCGTCACAGGTTTCTTCGTGAAAGTGAAATCTATGTCGGAATATATTTTATTTAAGGTTGCCATCTTTTATTTATGAATTTATCCTAGACTTTAATTTGTCGGTACCTATGTAATTATTGATTAAGTACTTCTCGGATTGACCAGGATTACTAAATTGGTTCAATACACTATAATCATTTACAATTGCTCTAGAGTTATTATAGAAGTTTACATCACTGGTTCTACGTGTATCCATCACATTTTTAATAGAATTTAGACCAGCGGTGATAGTTGATATCTGAATTGAAGTCAAATTACTTGTATATGTTGTGTAAGTATCTGGTGGATCTCCGACCGTTGTTGCAGATATACTATGTATAATATTTGCCGAATAACCAGAAATTGCAGTATTCATTGTATTCAATGTATCATTGACTGTCAGACTAGTAAAATTACCCATCAACGGTGCATTATTTTGAACGCCATCTGAACGAAATACAATATACATAACAATTTTACTAATTCCTATGGCCGTACTATAATGTGGTTGTAACGGTTCTTCTGTCATAGGACTAATACCAGATATTCTATTGGTATGACGAATGAAAGTATTACAAGAACTTCTTAGATTATTTACCGTTGTATAAATGTCAGGTAATGCCTCTTGTAAACCAGTAATTGCAATAATTGTGTTTGCTGTATTCCATATACCCTGTGTTACATTTGCTACAGGATTAACAAAATAACCATTAACATTACTATTACTCGAATCTGTTGTCTGCCAGTCGTTTAACAATGGTGGCATACGGTTTAACGTTGTTACAGCATTATCCGACAATGGTGTTACAACACTTGCGGTATTTGCCGGATCGTAACCTAATCTACCAAAAATACTCATTTTATATCCTTAAACAAAAACCGTATATGGTGCACCGGCACCAAAGCCTTCGTGTAAATGTGAATTAAAAATACCAGAATTGACAGTATCTGACATTAATCCAGCTTTCATAGTTCCAAAGTTACCAATTGGTGAGAACATAGACACCGCAGCATTTACTGTTATACCAGCATTTATACTACCAACACAAAGGATGTTACCTGGAACCGCCAAAGCATATCCTACCGATAAACCACCAAGGGGTGTTACAAAACCTGCTACGCCTGCTCTCATACCACCAGTATCCGATGTATCAACTCTACCTTCAGAATAAATGTTTCCGGCATTCAAATTACCACGAATTCTAGAATTACCATCCATGTTTACATTTGCGGCTTTAATTTGTAGACCACCAGAAACACCGCCGCCAGCTGTAATTGATGCACCAAGTTGTGATGTTGTGTCGGAATATCCTTCTACTATTTGTGTAAAGTTTCCTTTTATATGTTGAGTTACGTCACCATCAATATTTTCAACTTTATTACCAGATATTTGCATATTAACATCACCAAAAACTGTAATGTTCAATTTCTTAGCAAGTTGGCCATCATCTACACCAATTGAAATGTTGTGGTCACCCAATGTAATGTAATAACCATCACCCCAAATTTTATGTACCTCATCACCATTTGGATGCATTTCTATAAATGTATTTGAACGATGCATTACACGAATTCGTTCCCGTGTTTTTGTGTCATCTAACTCAATTAGGTGACCTGAGTCTGTTAATCTTGTATGATTATATGGATTTACCGGTTGATAATCAGTATTAGCTGCTGATTCCGGTTCATTCCAGCCCCAAAATGCGTCAGGTTTGTTCATGCCCATTGTACCTTTGTTGGATCAAAATTGTTTGATTCTACGGTTGCCATAACAGTATTTGAATTTCCATAAGTATCAGAAACAAATTGAATAATTGTATTACTGTGATCCAATTGTGGATCATTAAACAAAGTTTTCAAACTATCTGGTATAGTTATTGAATTGAGTTCAGCTTGTTGTTTACCAAGTAATTCATCTGCACTTGTTTTTATAGAACCCGCCAAGTTTTCTATTGTAGCATTAACTTGACCAGGAATTGCTGCAACCTGTGCAGCAAATTGTTTTGCACCGTTCAAGAATCTTGTTATACAATCTTGTACGATAGCCAAAAACCTTGCTGGTAAACTATTTAAGTATGCAACAATATCATTAATATTTTTAACTAAGTAATATATAGTTGATGCTATTTCAACATATTTAGCGGCATCTTTTATGAAATCATTAATATCTTCGAGTATGCCGGTAACTCTAGCATAAATTGTTGATGTTGTACCAGTAGGATCAAGGCCTATTGCTTTTACTATTCCTCTAATTGCTGTAGTAATTGTATCATTTAATTTTTGAATCAACATAGCAATAATATTGGCAGCATTATTTTTGCCTTTTTTGATAGCACCCGTAATTGCCGTAATTGGATTCAGAAGCCCCGTTAAACCAATGTCAAAATCAAGCCTATATCTAAAATCACAGACATGTGATATGTTTGTATTTGTTACTGAAATTCCAGTACCAGCAACTATACCTTGTGCTGATAATGACCATGATGGACCTTTACTTTTTCCATCACCAGTAACATAAGCTGGTTTTTCTGGTGATTTTTTTATCTCAGCTTCTTTTGCGCTTCGATTTAATGATTGTTGTGATGTAGGAGAAACAACATCATTTGGAATAGTATTATTTGGAACGCTATAATCAAGTAATGCTTTTGGTATGTTTTTATTCCATCTTGGAATAATGTTTATCACAACAGGTCTTTGGAAATCTTCACCATCTTCAAAGAAACCTTGTACAATTGTTCCAACAGGAGGCACAGAAAATGTTGTACCTAGAGCTAACTGTACCCAAGGTAATGTTTCTGTTGGTCTTGGTGTTGCAGGATACATGTGTGATGGTATATACCACCTAACTTTACCTCGACCATAGTTTAAAGGATCATAGACGGATTCTACTACACCATAAACTAATTTATGTAACTGTTCATCAAAGTCCATTAATTTGTTCCTCCCGATTCTAACTGCTCTGAGTAACTATCTTTTGCTAATTCCATATATGTTTGATACATTGAATTTGATGGTTGTAAAACATGTCGTACAGCATTTATTAAATATTTACCAGAATAAAATTTATCCAATTCTCTTGTATCTCCATTTATAGTTAAAGAATATATATTCAAATTTATAGTCATACCAACTGTTAGATTAGGATCACCAGGAACAGAAACTTTTAATAAAGTAAAATTAGATAACAACAATTGTGTTTTTCTGTGTGGTATATAATTTTCAACTGTGAAATCTTTAGGAACTGAACCAGGATTTTTTCCAGTAATGTCTTTATTGTTTGTTGAGTCCGAATTGGTTGCAGAAATTCTTGTAACACTTCTATAATTTTCAGTTAATTTTTTTCCAAATAAAGTTGCATCATTTATAATACCATATCCGTTAGATGGTTTGTTATTGTTAATATAATCCAAATAATTAAAATTTATAAGTTTTGATTGAGCAGTAATTGTATCAATCGTTATTAATTGATTTGCAAAAACGCCAGAATTTATTGCTTCCAAAGCATTAAAACTTTTAACATATTCTAATTGAAGTATGTCGTGCGTTTTTCTTTCTATATCTGTACCAACATTTGTTACATTATAATTATAATAGTTATAAGTATCTTGACTTCTTAATGTTCTTAAAGATTTGAAATTATAACCGTTTTTATTTTCAAAAAATAACATATCGGCACCAGCCAAAGGTTGAGAAGCCGACCTTGCTCTAATTGATAACCAATTTATTGCCGCAAAAGGACTCTTTGTTTCTATATTGAATTCATAAAGACCTTGTGTATCTTCAATATCAATTTTTTTATCTTTAATCTTTAAAAAATCTGTTAATATGTATTTTACATATTTGTGTATTTCTTCGCCACCTTCGGGTCTAGGTCTTTGTACTTTAGATGATTCAGATTCCAAAAACTCTTTTGAACAAAAATGTAATTTTACATATTCTTCTGTCAGATGGCCTGTTGTTTTTTTATCAATAGCATATATGATAAAGTCACCAGAAGTATTTTCTTTTACACCACTGGTTCTACCAAAATTGATTTTAATTTTACACAAATTCAATAATTGCCATCTTTGAACAATGGCTTGTGTGTCTCTTAGTGTTACATATCCAGATACTGTATCACCATATAAATCTTCAAAATAAGATAGTTCAATAACCAATTCTTTAATTAAAAGAGGTTCTCCGTTTGTTGGATAAACGGTTACTTCATCTATGGATACACTTTGTGCATAATATATTTTATTTTCTGCCATGTTTAAACCATCAATTTCTTAAATTCAGATTCAAATTCATTAACATATATTTGATTTAATAGTTTAATATTTCTTTTAGATTCATTCAAATTTAATTCATATGTATAATAACTAACTGCTTTTTTTGTTGTTGTTATGGATACAACTCCAGTTGGTAAAGTATATGAGACTGTACCTTCAACAATCTGGTCGTAAGTATTTTCATCCACAATTACTGTATTTACTGTTGTGGTAAATGTATTGATATCATATTGTGTTAAAATTTTCTCATAATGATGTACTTCTGAATATGGATTAAATTCTGTATACTTATCAATAATGTATTTGTTAAAATTGTTTGCACTTAGTGGCCAGTCCCATTGTGGATCAAGCATTTGATTTGCAAATAAAACAATCCAATAACGATATGAATCTCCATAATACTTATGTGCAACAATTTCTGGAGTATCACCTTCTTGTATATCATATGTATAATACAGAAGTGGACTTTTTAATACTTCTGGTATAATATTGGCACGAGCCAATAAATTTGTTAAAACTATGGCGTTTCCATTATAGTCGGTTGATAATATTTTTGGTAATGTATTAAAATATTTCATTTTTAATAACCTTTTTCTATCATCTGTCTGTCGATGAGTTCTATTTCTTGGAAACTTAAATCCATAGTGGTTTGTACAGCATGGCCATCTTTATGTGCCGACCAACCACTTGGTGCATAATTTATATCCACCGAAGTTAATACACAATCCGCTAATTGTAATATATTTTGATTTTGAAAAGCGTGTCCTACACCTGTATCAAGTTCATTACAAAAAGTTATATTAATAATTCCTGGTGGTTTATAGAAAAAACCAGCACTAGCATCAAGAATCGTTGGTGCAGCATAAGTTCTAAATGTTTTTATTATGTTTTTAACTTGTTCAGCTTCTTGTGCGGATCGTGGTGTAAAAGTAAAAGACATATTAAATGTTCTAAAATGTATACCTTGAAACAACGCTTGAGCTTGAGGATTAAAAGCGTATCCTGCTTTGTTTAAAGCCAATTTAAGTGCTTCATTGTTAAGTATACTTTGTATACCAGTTGCAACTGCGCCTATACCAGGAACTGAAGTAGCGGCTCCAAGAATAGAGATTTCACCATATTCAGCAGCTTGATTGAACACCAATGTGTCTGGCATATACAAACTAACACATGTTTTATAATCTTTTTGATTTTTTATGAAACCTCTAAATTTTGTTGCGGCTGTACCTACCGATGTGGCCGAATCGCTCATAAATTGACCAAGCTTATCAGCAAGAGTGTTCGTATTATATGCTTCTTCTATTGCTGTAACACCTTGTTTCACCGTACTTGCTCCAGATGTAAGTGCATCTTTTGCTCCGGTTTTAACTTTATTAACTATATCATCTGAGAGTCCAACAGACCTTGCATCAAAAAAGTCAAATTGTATTCGATGGCCACCTTTAGAGCGACTTTGTAAGTCTGCTGGGTATTGTAATTTACTAAAATCGTATTTGTTTACAGCCAAACTCTTTAGAGGACCAGTAATATTTTGTTGAAACCATGAAGGTTGTGTTTCTTCTGCCATTTTTCTCTTTGTAAAAAAGTTATATATACTATTTATGGCGTATTCTGGAACATTTAGACCTACCAATCCTCACAAATATGTTGGGGACCACACAAATATTATATACCGCTCTTCATGGGAATGTAGAGTGATGAACTGGCTCGACAAAAATCCAAACATTTTATCGTGGGCTTCAGAAGAGGTAATCATCCCTTACAGGTCTCCTGTAGATGGTAAAGTACACAGATACTTTCCTGATTTTGTCGTTAAGTCCCGTGGTAGAGATGGTTCTTTGAAAACTATGATGCTTGAGGTTAAACCAAAGAAACAGACTATGGAACCAGAAAAAAAGAAACGGGTGACCAAACAATACATCAATGAAGTGGTCACATGGGGTGTCAATCAAGCCAAATGGAAGGCAGCAACAGAATACTGCCTTGACCGTGGCTGGCAGTTTATGTTAATTACAGAAGACCACCTTGGCCTCTAACTAAATAGTCCATGACTATAAAACCATCAATACTTACTACATTATCTGAACAAAAAGCCGAACTCAACTATCAAACTAATAGTCGAGAATCTTACAAATGGCTCATGCAGAAGATTGCTGCTCTCAGAAATCCAGCAGCTGCGTCTGCTGTTATGAGTAAAGAAACACATCGTTATGTAAGACCAACTGACCGCCAAAAGTTTTTGATGGGTGGTTTATACTTTTTTGTATATGACCCTAAAGGTAAGGCAGAGTTGCCATATTATGATAGATTTCCTTTGGTTATACCACTTAAACGAACACCTGATGGTTTTATTGGACTTAACATACATTACCTACCACTTAGATATAGAATAAATTTCCTCAAAAAATTGTTACCATATGCTATATACAACGATGAAGATGAAATTAAGAGACTCCGAGTGACATATCCGATGTTGGATGCGTCATCCAAACTAAAAGAATTCAGGCCTTGTCTCAAACAGTATCTTTATAGTCATGTCAAGTCCAGGATTTTATCGGTTGAACATAATGAGTGGGATATTGCCACATTTTTGCCGATACAACAATTTAAGAAAGCCAAACCACAAGAGGTATGGCAAGATTCAGTAAACGAAATAAGGAATTCATAAATGGCCGCAACGATTAGTGCCTTTAAATCTAGTTTTACAACCGACTTAGCAAGACCGAGTCGGTTTGACGTTCTTATTCCTGTGCCTTTTATTTTAGTTGGTTCTCCAATAGTCGATAGTAGAAATTTAACTTATCGATGTGAAAATACACAATTACCAGGTAGAACGATTGCCACATTGGATCAGAAAACATATGGTCCAATTGAAAAGTTTCCTTATCTTGCTACTTACAACGATATTGATTTATCTTTTTATGTAGATGATGATATGAAACAAAAGTACTTATTTGATGCTTGGCTTGGTTATATCAATACAAGTTCAACAAATAACTTTCTGTACAAAGATGAATATGCGACAACATTGACTATTAATCAGTATAATGTATCAAATCAAAAAACATACTCTGTTGATTTATTTGATGCATTTCCTATAGCCATAAATCAAATGGATTTGGATTGGAGTAATACAGATGCGGTACATAAAATATCTGTTACATTTGCCTATACTTACTGGAAGAACGATTCGTTACTCAGTAATTTTTAATTATTAGAAGGAGTTATTATGGCTTTACCAAAAATTGATACGCCAACGTATGAATTGACTTTACCATTATCAAAAAAGAGTATAAAGTTTAGACCATTCTTGGTCAAAGAACAAAAGAATCTTATGATGGCAATGGAAGATGACAACAAAGAATCGATTGAAAGGAACATTAAACAAGTTCTGACAAATTGTACTTTAACAGAAGATATAAACATTGAAGATTTACCTGTTACTGATATTGAATATTACTTTATCAACTTACGTGCAAGGTCTGTAGGTGAGATTGTTGAAAACAAATATGTTTGTACAAATGAAGTAGATGAGAAACAATGTGGTAATAAAATGGAAGTTAAAATTAATTTGTTAGACATTCAGGTTGATGTTGATCCTTCTATGACTAATGATATTCAGATAACTGATAAAATTGTGTTGAAAATGAAATATCCTAAGTTTTCAATCATTGAGAAGTTATCTAAAAAAGAATCGGCTGTTGAAGTTGCTTTTGATATTATGATTGATTCTATTGAAAGTATCTATGATGGCGAACAATTCTATTATGGTCACGAAACACCTAGAGAAGAAATGATGCAGTTTTTGGAATCATTGAGTCAAGACCAATTTTCTAAACTAGAATCTTTCTTTGAAAACCTACCAAAAATCAACAAGAAAGTTGATATGAAGTGTTCTAAGTGTGGATTTGACCACACTATGAATTTGGAGGGACTCGAAAATTTTTTCGGGTAATATTTTGTTATGATAATTTGAAAAACTATTACAGGACTAATTTCTCACTAATGCAACATCATAAGTATTCTTTAACTGAATTGGAAAATATGATACCATGGGAAAGAGACATTTATATTAATTTGTTAGTGCAATACATTGAAGAAGAAAATGAAAAAATAAAACAACAAAAAGCAGCAAGTAAACGATGAACACACCAAGTACAGGTCTTCAACAATATGGTGAAGGATTACTAAACAAATTTCAATCTAGTAAGATTGGAGAAATGTTTGGTGGAAAACCACGTAAAAAATATGATGATGATAACAGTAGAGAATCTGTACAAAGTGGTAATAAAAAAGATGCAAAGTATACTACTGTTCCACAAGGAAAAGTTGAGAGATTAAAAGTAAACGAAACTGAATCAGACGTTTTGGCAACTATGTACAACTTTATGTCCAAAAATTATAAAAAAGATTTGGATAGATTAAAAAAAGAAAAGAAACATAGAAAAGAAATTGATGATTTTGAATATTTAAAAAATAAACAGTTGATTGCCGCACTAACTGGTAAAAAAGAAAAAACGAAAGATACAAAAAAAGGTAAAGGATTTAGTTTTGGTTCTTTGCTTAAAACTGGTCTTGCTATTGGTGGACTTCTTCTTATAGAAAAAGCCTTTGCTAAAATGGCTGAAATTGGCAAAGTTTCAGACGTTGCTGATGTATTAAAAACTACCAAGAAAAATGATTCGAATTCTCTTCCTGGTACACAAACCACACCTAGTTCTATGGATACAAGTCCGATGCGTACTCAAGGTATGTCAGGCAAAAGTCCTTGGGCTACCAAAGAAGCAAAAGAAGCTTTTGATTTTTTTATTGGCAAAGGTTATACCAAAGAAGCTGCAGCAGGTATTGTAGCAAGTTTGCAGGCTGAATCTGGTGCACATTTGGACACTAAAGCTCTTGGTGACAATGGTAAAGCTAGAGGTATCGCTCAATGGCAAGAAGCACGACAAAAGACTTTTAAAAAAATAGTTGGTAAAGATGTATTTGATGCATCACGTTTAGAACAATTAGGTCAAGTTGATTATGAACTTAAAAATACACACAAGAAAGCGGGCATAGCTGTAAATCAAGCTAAAACTGCTGGTGAAGCAGCTGTTATAATTGACAAAGATTATGAACAAAGCAAAGGCCTTCATACGAAAAAACGTATGGGTATTGCACAAGATTTGTTAGGTGCTTTTGGTGGTAATAAATCTATGAATATGGCTAATACACCAACAACTGTTCCACCAGTTCAACAACAAAGTAAAGTGTCAGGTGTTACAAAGTCATCAACACCAGTTTCAGCAGTAACAAAAACTGTAAAAAAAGAACCAACGATTAATACCAATATTAAACCTAGAAATCAACAAGATTTTAATAAATTAGTTACACAAAGTATAGAAGAACAAAATCGTAAATCAGAAATGAGGTCAATGTCTGATTTGTTGAAAGAACAAGAACAAAAAAAATTAGTCAAACCTGAATCAAAAAATCTTGTTCCTGATAAAAAAACATCTATGATGGATCGTATGAAACAACTTATCAGTAGTAATATCATTGTTATAGAAAAAGAAAAAATTGTTACTGAAGTGGCTGAATCAAATGACACTTCAATATTGTTTAATAAAATACAACAGCTGAGTTAAAAAATGGATTATACACGTTCCTCGTTAATAAGAAGTAAGAGTATATCGGAATTAATGTTCGAACAGGACAGAACTTTCCGTGAAGCTTTATCCGACAAAACCAAAGCTCGATTGATGGGTATAAAAGAGACATTTACTCCTCTTAATATTGTTAGAATGTTGACTGGTTCTGGTGGTATTGGAAAGTCTATAAGGACTGTAGCTGGTCGTGCTATGGGTTATTCCGAAAGAGATATTCAATACTTTGGTGGTTACAAAAGAAAACGTTCTATCTATGGTGCTGATAGAAGTAGAGTTCCAGCTGGATCAAAATCTCCAGTTAAAGTAAATGATAGTACAGCCGATATTTTGGCTAAAATGTACAATCTAATGCGAAAGATTGATGAAGATAATACCAGAAGATATGAGAAAGAACAAAATTTTGAAGAAGAAAATATATTAGAAGATAAAAAACGCCATGAAAAAATTTTAGATGCTTTAGGTGTAAAGAATAAAAAAGTACCAGAAAAGGTAGAAAAACCAAAAGAAGAAACAGATGAGAAAGATGGTATATTAGTTAAAATATTCTCTAGTGTATTTGGTGTTTTTAAGAAAGTGTTTTCGTTCTTTAAGGTTATTGGAGAAGGTTTACTTACAATATTAACAATTGGTGGATTAGTTAAAACATTATCTTTGATTGGAGATATGTTTAAAATGCCAATAAAACTTTTTTCTAATATATTGATATCAATTTTACCTACTTTGGCGAGACTTTTATTTGGAATTTTTAGAGCTCCATTTACTGCACTTGCTACGGGAATTTTTGCTTCATTAATTGCTATACAAGATAGAGATTTTACAAAAGGTTTTGATTTTTCCAAATATAAAAATCAGTTACCTGGACAACAATTCGTTCAATATGATAAAGATACTGGTAAACCAATTGGTTTTCCTGTTGGAAAAGGTATGCCAACATCTATGTTGAATGAATTTGGAAACAAAACTGAAAATGATACACCATATGATGATGAAGCTTTTTATAAACTAAAAACTGGCCAAAAAAATATCTATCCTGTTCCAATAATAGGAACAGCTAGAGAAATACAATTAGCTCTAAGTGATGAAGAAGCTTTGCAATTATTTAAATCATATCAAATATTTGAAGAAGCACATAAACGATATCTTGCGGCCGAGGCAACTGGAAATAAAGAATCTATTATCAATGCAAAATCTGTATTGGCACAAGTAGAATCTGAAGTAAATGATATTTTAGCTAGACATACAAGAAACACATACAAAAAATATCAAAGTGGTGATATAGGAGATATTTACAAATTATTCACAGAAAAATCTTATTCTAAACAACAACTCGCTATTGATAGTATTTTAAGAACAACTATTGGAAATAGCATGGGAGAAATCCAAAAAGAAATTGGTGATAGAATAAACGATGTATCTAAAAGTATGGGAATTGATACTGCTAAGAATACATTAGGAAAAACCATAGATGATATAAGTAATGAGTTTAAAAAATTAGAACCTATAATCGAAAAAGTAAAAAACATACCTAACATTATGGATTCAGATGAAGTTAAATCTCTTGAGGAATATTTTGAAAAGCAAAAATCTAGTGTTATGAATTTAAATCAAAAAAATACTCCACAACAACAATCGAATCTAAGAACTATTGAAATACGTGATTTGAAATTACTTGAATCTTCTAATTCAAAATAGGAAATAAAAAACCCCGCCGAAGCGGGGTCTGCACTTGCATGGGATTCTTTAATCTTCAGCCAACTTTGAGAAGTAAGCCAAATCTTCATCTTCATCTTCTGTGATATCAACTTCAACAGGCTTTTTAGGAGCAGCCTTCAAAGTCTCAACAGTAGTCTTAGGTACATCAGTAGCACCCAACACTTTATCCAAACGTGCCTTCAAGTCATCATATGATTTGAATTCTTTATCAGCAGTCAAAGCTGTAAGCGAATGCTGTGATTTCCAAATCTTCTCTAATTCACCATCATCTTCCAACAAAGGAGATGCCGACATGAACTCTGACTTGTCATAGTTCTGATAACCAGCAACTTTAGTAATCTTCAACTTGAAGTTAGCACCTTTCCACAAATCAAATGGATTGATTGGTGTTTCATCTTCAAACTGTGGATTCATTGCCTCTGTAATCTTTTCGAAAATCTTGGCACCAAACTTGAACAATTTAACTTGTCCTTCGTTCTCTGGATGCTTAGGATCACTTACGATATACACGTTAGCAATGTAAGATAGTTTACGTTTTTGTTTACGTACAATTTCTTTGTTAGCTTCGATGCCAGAGTTCCACAATTTGTTGTTGTGTTCACATACTGGACATTGTTGACCTTTAGTAGTCAAACAATTATCGATTAACCAACCACCTGGACCCTGAAATCCATGACCAAAGATTTTAGCCCAAGGAAGACCATCATCACCATCAACTGCGGCAGCAGGTAGGAAACGAATAACGGCAAGGCCATTACCTGCTTTGTCTACTTCTGGTCGCCAATAATTATCTTTGTCGGATTTACCACCTTCTGATGAGCTTGAGAGTTGCTCGATGGCTTTAGTGAGTTTGTCCAGATTGCCTGAACTCTTTTTTAGTTTTGAAAAATCTGTCATGATTTTTGCCTTTCTAGTATAAACGGAATATAACGGATTATTAACGGATTGTCCACATTATTCATAATATGGTTTATTTAGGCGTTTCTGAAACATAATGTTTCAACATTGCCACAGTCCCATTGGCTGTATTATGCCAAATGGCAACTCCACCAGCCTTACGCCAATCATCAATAACACTTATGGTGTCATCAATAATTAATGTGTCTGGCTTCGCATATTTGTACTTGTTTTGTTTTCCAGGTACAAATATGGGTGTGAATTCGATATCATGTTTTTTCAACCAAGATATCTTTTGTTTTGAAATTGCTTCGTATCTATTTTCACTTGCTGTTGAAGATAAAATTGATGTTGGTATAGGTAAACTACGTAGAAAGTCTATTAATAACATTGCTTGTGGCATCAATTCGAGTGTTTCAAAATGACAATCAGCAATAAATTTATCAAAAAAACCACCAAATTCTTTATCATCTCTGGTTTGTTCTGGTGATATATCAAACAATTCTTTATATCGTTTAACAAAATCTGAAATTACACCATCCATATCTAAGTAAATGTGTGATATACTATTCAATTTAAAAGTTCCTTTAGAATTATTTTTAATTTGTTTTTGTCATAAGTGATGAATGGTGTATATTTTACATACCTTCTTTTCAATGTAGGCCAGACAACTGTATCGGATATTTTTTTGTCCCACATGGGAAAGAAATTCATAATGTCATTTAGTGTCACCATGGTTTCAACACAAACAGCATTCTGTAATACTTTTTTTAGAAGTAATGGATACTGTCCATCATTAACAATCAACATTTCATTTGGTGAATCTATCAATGAAAGAAGTTCTATTATATCTTGTTCGAAACGATATGTCAAGCTCTGGTTTCTTTTTTGCCACTTCTTGTAGGTTTCTTCACCATCTAAATTATTAATGTCACCAATCCAGTTGACATCCTTTTCTAACAGGTTTGCCACATAGAAGTTCTTGAGGTCTTCCAATCGGTACTTACGTGATAGTTTATAGAATGTAAACTTATCCTTTCGTACGGAGAATTTATCTGGGGTAACACCGGATTTCCCATGATAACGAAAATAATCGTAAGAATCAGTAGTAAAATGAAGCTTAATCGCATTGAACATGGCAAAGGCCGAGAAGCCTGAACCTTCCTCAAAGTTGAAAATCATAAAGGTAGTTTAGAACTCTTTTTCAATAGGTTGAGTTCTTGTGCCTCTTCACGTAGTTTAGACTTTAAAGCTGATGAAATCAATGTAGATGCTACATCAATCTCCATACCTGTCTGTTCACAGTAACCAACGATAGCATCCATGATTGAAAGATTTTCCTGTTCAGCCAGTTCTGCTATCTTGGTACTAAATTCACTTATTTCATTTTTTGTCGGCATTTTAACTTCTTGTGTAGAATAGATGGTTTCCAATTTTAGCAACATACTTCAATTTCCATGCCGGATTTACCGATGTGTTATGATAGTACATTGAATTAGTTTTGTATATTGTATCATGTAATCGACCTTCTGTCAAGGCTTTTTTGGCAACAATCATACACTCTTCCCATGCGTATTTGTTGGTAACAGGACCAACTCTTTCACCAACCCAACTGAATTGGTATGTTTGATTTACTTTTTGATATACAACTTCACAAACTGTTCGTGGAAATTGTTTTGAGTTGGCACGGTTCATAGTTACCTGTGCTACTGCTAGTTTGCCTTCAAAAGGCTCTTTTGCGGCTTCGTAATAAATGTTCTTAGCCATGCATAGAATTTGTTGACCAATTTCACCTGATACTTCTTGCACCTCCGATACTGGTTGTTGATGTGAAACTGCCGGTATCATTAAAGCAAATAATGTAATTAGAATGAATTTCTTCATTAATTCTCCTTGTGTGTGTTAAAGGAGGCGAACCTCCTTAACCCTCAGGTAGTAGTTTTTCTGCTGACCTTGATTTCAGGTGCAGTAGTAACATTAGACACAAAACCATTCAAGGTCGCTGCCTTGCTGATTATGTCTGATTCTGAGGGGATTGCTGGCAAGGCCGGATGTTCTGGTGGTACTTCACCTTTGGCTCTTGCTGTTTCGCACTTAACATGCCATTCGGATTGTATCCGATTGCTTTGTGCGTGGTAATCATCATATAACATATCTCTAGCCATTTTTAATAGTTCAAGACGAATTTCAAAAGGTGTCATGTTTGACATAGTTTTCTCCTGTGTTGTGATAAGTGTGTTGGTGGTTTTTAGAAATGGGTTCCACCGAACCCATGTACTTATTTAGGTTATCAGAAACCCATTGTGTATGCGATAGCAACAACTTTCTGGTTATTGTCACCGTTAACACGGTCATACTTCAATGCAACAGAATCTTTTGCATTCAAGGCATATGCCAATGAATAACGCATTGTGTGAGTCTGGTCATTGTTTTGTGATGGATCAAATGCTGAGCGGAAACGATATCCAACTTTAGCAGTCAAACCATAACCGATTGGTGCAGCAATACCTGGTTCCACAGAATAGTATGTGAAGTCAGTTGTGTTGCTATACTTTTGACCAACAGCGGCACGAGCATATGTTCCAAATGGACCAGCTACTGTAGCGCCTGCTTCTAAGCGTGTGCTCAAAGCGTTTGTGCCTTCAGTTTGTGCGTTAGAGATAGCCAAATCACCGGCAAAGCCTGTGAATTCTTTCTTAACACCCAAAACATATTGCTGTTGTGCAGCAGCTTGATTGTTGTTGATATGTTGACCTTCAACGGTAACGCTATCTGCAGCATAAGCTGTTACGCTCAATGCAACCAAAGTTGCGATTGCTAATTTCTTCATTAAAACTCCTTTTTAAATTTAAAAACGGTTGATTATTCTGTTACGAGGAAATCAACCAAAACCCTAGTCAGCGTTTAGGCTGCCAATGCGAACTGTGAGTCGTTTGCGTTTACTTTGATTTAGTTTTTACACCTACTCTGGTGAGTTGTCCACTTCTGTACTTGTTACCCTGTCGAAAC